GCTGTCCCCTGATTAAATACAGCTTCAATCCTTATGAGATTTGTATCAGGGTAAAGCGCATCATATAATGCTTCAACATACTGTTCACCTTTATCGTCTGTCCATAATGCAATATGTGACGCAACATCATATAATGCTTGTTTTAAATCTTCAGAAATTGAACGATCTTTTAATTCATCTAAATCAGCCTTTAACGAAGTCACGTCCTCCCTAATACTGTCATCCGTCAATTCCAGATTTGAAAACTTATTCGTTGAATAATTCCTAAAGTCTCCAACTGCTTTAGCATCCGCAGCTTTTCCTTCTACAGTTAAAGTGTCATCCAAATCCATAGCAGTCGCATTATATACACCGCCAGACTGCCATGAATGATCATCATAATAATACCAATTGCCAAAAGTATATCCCGACTCAGACCCAGTATAAACATAAATCCTATTCGTTTGTGTCATTTCTGCTGCCGTTTTTGCAGTCAGCGGTCCATTGTATAAAGCAATTGCTTCTTGCAGAGCCTGAGATGTAGCTTCAGCATCTTCAGAGGCAGATTGAGCAGCTTGCGATGCTGTTGTAGCAGAGGCTTCTGCAGATTCTTTTGATTCAACAGCAACAGTAGCAGATGCCATAGCAGATTCCTGTAATCCTCTTACAAAAGATTCTGCTGTCGTTGCGGTCTGTGCTGCCTGTGATGCTGTAGTAGCAGATGTAGCTGCTTCATCCCTATATTCTTTAGCTTGAGCTACTTCATCACTAATATCAGCAGCTTGAGAGATATAATCTACCAAAGCACTAAAATCATTATCTCCCGTAATTTCTGCTTCCTCATATGAACTGGCATCGATCACCACCTCAAATGTACATGTAGACATTCGAGATGATTTATCTTTTTTGATAATCTCAAACTCTGCTTCACCAATACCCGCTGTCCATGCTGCACTTTCTGGAACATCAAGCAAAATTCTCCCATTTTCATCAATGGTTCCCTGAGTATAGACGTATCTATTGTCAGGCGTTCTCATCTTAAAATAAACATTATATAAACTATCATTCAGCACATATACAACGGTTTCCTTTGTCACACTGACGATGAGCTTATATACATTCTTACTGTATTGCTTAATCAATATAGATTGAATTGGATGTAACGTTAAATCTAAATTCAAATTATATTCAACTGTCTCTGCCATTCATTCACCTTCTTTCTATATTTTAAATACCAACTTTCATGGCTGGTGCATAACTCATTTCAATCTTGCAGGATAGATTTGATGTAAAGACATTCTTTGTATCATCATACGTATTAAAAATTCTGGGAAACAAATAATTACAATCATTCCCTAGATCGTGAGAAGCATCAGACGAAGTAATGATTTGATATGTACCATTAATAGTAATTACTTCATTAGCGGTACAATTATTTATTTTAAACTTCTTTGCATCTCTGCTATTTTCAAATACAAAATCTCCTCCTGATAGAAGAGTAATCTTTAAATCTGGAATAATATATCCCTCTTCATCAGAACCGCTATAAATTGTAAATTCTTTTTCATCACTTAAATCTAAATCCACAATAATAGGTTCCTGATGAGCATAGGGTGAATCAGCAGTAAAAACTATATTTAAGCCAATGGTAATACCATTCATTTCATATTGCTGACTCGTAAAAGACCCCATCCAATAAAGATTCCTATATCCATCCGCATCTACTTTAAATTTCCCATATCGAGAACGTCTACATAACCATCGTTGTATGGATGATATTTCTCTAGGAGTAAAATACATTTCTTCCTGAGTCAATGCGATACATGGATCTTTGATAATAGAAAATTGAACACTATATGGTTGGTCATAATGACTACCAAATAAATCAAATCTGTCACTGCCAGATGTCGTATCTGTAGATAAAGTGACGGAGGCTCCAGATGGATACTCTCCATCACTCGATCCGTTGAAAGAAGCTAATATGCACCCAAAATCTGATAATCGCTTTCCATCAAATTCAAAATCTTTTACGTACATAATTACTCCTTATTATTTCTAATACTTTACGGCTTACTCTTCGGTAATAAACAGCTTTTTAAGAGTTAGAGCCTGACGAGGTGTAATTTTAATACCTTCCAATTCTTCCATCTTAAAAGGTTTAATTTCTACTTCCACTTCGGTCTCATAAATCTCATTTATTCTTTCAGAAAATTCTTCAGGATTAGTAATTTGAACCTGCCCCTCGCCCGCTTGAACAAAATTACCATCTTCATCTTTCTTGGCATACTCCTTAATTAAATCATTGCGTTTCTTCTCAATAACGGTATTAGAAGTATTAAATGCTTCAAGATTTTCTGCAATAGTAATTGCAGTTTTCAGAGATAAATTCTCATCAGCTAATCTAGAAAGAGTTTCATTAATCGCCGTAATTTCAATTGCTTTAAAAATCATAATTATTTCTCCTTTTATTCATTAATATTTAGAGTTGCTTTTATATCGTCCAACTCTTGACGAAGTTGCTTTATTTCTTTATCTTGGTCCTGAATCACTTGAACCATAGGAGCTACTAACTCATGATAGGAGAGTCCCCATCTCAGCTTATTATCATCCACTTTTTCACCAAAATAATCAGTATGCAACAAAGGATCTTCTTCCCCAAGCGATGGGTCTCCAATATAAGAGGCTGTCACTAACGCTAGGTTCTTATTTAAAGAATTACAAGTATCAGCTACATCTTGTGCGAGAAAACCCATACGTGTACGTCTATGATCTCCATTTTTCCACATATAAGCTTTAGGAGATAAAGACATAATTAAATCATGAGCATAATCAATCGGTCCTAATACATCTTTTTCTTTTGCGTCAGAAGTATTAATTGTACCATTTACAGCATATACTGTAGACCATAAATGATTACTTGTGCCTAACATTGTACTGTCACTATCTGGATAAAAACAATTCGTTTCATAGCCTAACTTTAAGGTAACTAAATTGGTTTTTAATATTAGATTCTTATCATTAGTAGACAAAGTACTAGTTGCCCAATCATAAACTTTATATTTAGCATTAGGAATACCAGACCATTGCTGATATCTTCCACTCTGATAATATATACCTGATTTATTGATTTCCCATCTTTGAGTGGTAGTGTCACCCATATAAATCCAACTGTTAGATACATCTAACATAACATCAGAGGTACCCCTCGGCGGGAAAACTCTAAAACGAGCGTTTGTGCTTCCATCAGCAGTTAAGGTTAATAATCCTGAAGAGCCAATGCTAGTTGTTCCTGCTGAAAATGAACCAGAAAACACACCATTAGATGCATATAATGTCCCATCATTAGCGACACCAAAATATTTACCAATAGCAAATTTTAAATTATCTCTACTAGTATCATCAATAGTTCTTCTAAAAGTAGAAGATGACAAAGCTACACTATTTGCTGCATTACTAGTTACTTGTACGTTATATGTATGAATTGAGGTAGAATCTATAGCAAAACCACCTATAGCACCAGATGTCGCTGTCAAAGCACCACTAATTGTGGCCTCGGTAGCATTTAACACACCAGTTGAGCTAACACTGAAAGTTGTCCCCAAAGATAATCCTTGTGTTCCAAAATATAGATTGTTTGCTACATTAGGATCATCTACTATTGTAAATATAGCATTGTCACTTAATTTCCATGGACCAATAACAGCCTTATCACTATACAGGACGCCGTCAACCACGGCAAAATTTTCAGCCTGTATATTATTATTAACTAAATCAATTTGCATTCCCTGACCAGAATAAGGAATGACCCATTGCCAATAATCATCTGGATCACCTGAATCAGGCATCAAGTCCTCATCATTTCTACGTTGGAAATTAGATGTTTTTAAAACACCCGCTACGATAGTGCCGTTATTCAAATAAACATTACTACCATCCACAGCAAAATTAGGAGTACGTATAGTTTTATTTGTAAGGTCAATTTGCATACCACTAGTAGCATAAGTATTCCCAGAAGTATAAGAATAACCAATAGACTCTAAAACTCCCGCAGTCAATTTCCCATTATTTAAATAAACATTACTACCGTCTACAGCGAAATTCGGCGTACGAATTGTATCATTATCTAAATCAATCTGCATGCCATCTGTAGCATAATAACCTGATGTATATTCATAATCAGATGATTGAAGTTTCCCTGCTACTACTGTTCCATTATTTAATGTAACATTACCATTGGAATCTACATAAAACTGTGGAGAGTTATTTTTACTAATTGTAAATATATTATCAGCAGTAGGATTAAGACTAACTGTTACATTTCCATCAGCATTTTTGATTGTTAGTCCATTATCATCCATCTTCATATTTGCATTAGAAGAGTAAATTTTAAGATTCTCGCCAACAATTAATTTACCAACAACCGTATCAGCAATAACACCATATTCAACACTAGATTGCCCAGTTTCAGGATCGACAAATACAAACTCACCAATACCTGTTTTTACATGCTCCCAGTTATCTGTAGTAGTATAAAGACCGTTACTAATGATTCTCAATTGATTATCGCTATAATCTTCTGTAATATCATCATATGTTCTGGCCCAAATTCCCGTTGTATCAATCAGCACATCTTGAGTATCTTTATTATTCATTAAGAGAGTAGTAGTTGCATCAATACCATCGTTATACCAACTCTTTACTCGTTGATCTGTGGTTTGATAATTCTTTACCTGTTCTTTGAGAGCGGAATAGGAACCTGCGATAGATCCTGCTGCTTCCAATACAGATTTAACATCAGATGCCCCAGACCAAATGCTTTCAACGGTAGAAAATTCAACATCAATACTTTGCTCCGTACTAAAATCAATTTGATAAGAGAGAAGACGAAGCTCATAAAGCTTATCATTCACTTTCATATGAATAAAATTGCCTACTTCAAATTCATCTACTATAGGAGCGAACTCTGGAAGTGCTAACAAATTATTCAATGTTCCTTGCACATTGTATTGCAAATGAGAAGCCTTATATAATTCTTTCTGTGCTTCATCAAGCAAGTCATGCGCTCTGATAATAAGTTGTGAATTATTAAGAGATGCAGAAATATAATTATCATTTTTATAAGTGTCTTCTCTGCGATAATTACAAAATACCTTCCATAAATCATCCCCTAAATAAGAAGAAAAGTTTAATGCTTGTTGCGTCTTTTCTCTATATTTTTTTATCACTTCTAATACATCATTTACTGCATCAATCTGTTTCTGACGTTTTTCTTCTTCTTCTACAATAGCATTCAATCTAGCTTTATACGCAGAATAGAATAAATCATTTAACTTATTACTACCATGATCGATTAATTGTTTCAGTACATCTTCAAAAGCAGGTGCAACAATATTGTTTAAATAATCAAAACTATAATATTTTAGTCGCTCTTTAAAAGCATCAAATTGCGTATCTTCTCCATCCTGAGCCATTTTTCCAAAATCAGAGGTATCAGTTAATGGTCTGATTCGCTCATCTTTCTTGGCAATCATTTTGTTGACGCTTTGTTCAATATACTTGGTATAATCATCTGTTACCTCTAGGGTCAAAGTCTTTTTTTGAGTATATTTTTTCTCTTCTTCGCTACCTTGATATTCAATAGTTTTTAAAACAATATCACCTGTCCAACTACCATTAACATTGGTTTTATCATTCCCGGGAGTCCAAGAAGTTGTTTTGACCTCAACACTATAGACACCAACATTCACAAGGATCTTTACAACTTTTTCTATAGCACTCTCAACAATTGCATTAGATGTAGTTTCTTTATTCATAACAGCTACTGGCTCTAAACTTTCTTTAGTAATCCTCGCCATAGTCTCAGTTAAACTAGCATCATCCGTTTCTACATCTGGGCACATTTCCAATTGCAGAAAAGCTTGCATATCTAAAGTGGTATAAAAAAGAGTAGATAACCTGTTATATCCTTTATATTCTTCTTCTAATACGCCAAAATCACCAATTCGTTTTTCATCAAAATTACCTTCAATATAATGATAAGCATCATCATACCCCGCTCTTAAATCAGCATTGAAAGTATAAATGCCCTTCCCTGAATCTTCATCGCCCACATACCATTTATTATATTCTTCATCATATGCTTCGATTTTTTCTACTAACTCAGGTGGCATCTCTTCTTTTGTGTCTTCAGAAAATTGATAGATATAATTACTGCCATTTGGATTCTGATTCATCATAGCAGCAGTCATATCCGCATCTCCACCTTCTACATGGAAGCAGTTCTTTAACTGGTCTTTATTTGGAGATACTTGTGCAGCTTTCAATAAATTGTCTTTTGAAACCAAAATCTTAGTATAAATACCATAACCGTTAATAACATTAGTACTACCACAATAAGGACATTTATTCCTAAAATCTCCTCGATATCGTGTCGTAATCTTCCTATCATTCTTCATCATAGTCCTGTAATCGCAATCATCATTCATACAAGTACTATACAAATCATAGACAGAAATAGATCTATCGTAAGAATCAAATTTAAAATAACAATGATATTGTTCTGCGATATCACCAGTAAGTGCTGAATAAATCCCCACATCATCCAGAGTAAATTGATACCATTCTGTTAATTTAACAAGAGTACTATCAACATGTTTGATATGATAATTGGGAGCCTTATCTAATACACGATGGAGTAATGAATACCATTTTGCTGCCTCTAATGTTTTAACGGCATCATGATATAATTTATATTCTTCGCTATTTTCAGGATAATCTTTATATCCAGAAAACTGGTCAACTTTTGCTTCATAAGGAGAAAGATCCCGATATAAAACTGTAACGAAGTCTTCTCCCCAATATTTGTCATATTGTCTTTCGTCATCATTATTAATTTGAAGATTATATACTTTAGTATTGTCTAATTCTTCTTCAGCAAGACCAGTACAAGTAACAGTTTTATATACTCCATCCGCATCTTCATTTAAAGTAGTCTCAATTGCAAAATATTCGCCATGTGCATCAATTTCTGGTACGTAAATAGCATTATGGTCATTTATTCTATCCCAAATATATTCATCACTATCATTCAGTTTTTTATGCACTTTGAACAAAAGTTCATCAGGGCCATTAAATACACTATTAAAAATCACATTAGAAACTTGCAAAGCACCAATTTTATAATAATCTTTTCTAACAAGAATAATGGTAAAATTATCAATGCGGTTATCTTTATTGAAAGATATTTTTGCCACGTTCTCCCTCCTTCCTATATATAAAATTATATAAAAGCAGGACCAGAGATTCGAACTCTGGCCCCACCACATCAAATGAGAAACTTGCAATAAAACACAAAAACATATTTTATTGCAAGTTCAAAAATATTTATAGCAAGTTTCTTACGAATACTTAAACTTGCTTAATGAGTTTTTCCCTGATGCCGCCCCCAATGTCATGGTCTGCACAGCATTCTGGAAATTCTTGTCTGCAATAAGAGCAGACTTAAAGGAATCATAATCCTTAACACCGGGTAGGTTAAATATAAATTGCACGTCTCCACCATTGGTACGAGCATTTGTATTACTATTAGAAACAATAGGCTGTTTAAACGAATTACTAATCATTTCAGGTAAATTCATTTTTGCGAGCTTCCACAAATTGTCTGTCATACCCGCAGTAAAGACCTTATCGCCTGCCCCAAGAGGAGTTAACAAAGCATTATCAGATTTACGATAAATAGCTTCAGTACCATCTTCCTGTGTCCAAGCCCATTGATTTTCAGAAATACGGCGAGAGCCTTTCTTATAACCCAATTTGGCAGAGGCACTCATTAAAGCCGCTGTAGCGCCACCGCTCACAGTTGGAACTGTTGCTTTGACAGCGGTTATTGTAGCTTTTGTTCCTAAGTTGGCAATGGTTGCAGTTGCTTTAGTGTTTTTCTTAAGTTCCTCCAACTGTTTCGTTAATTTAGCATATTCTGCTTCATTGTTTTTGATAGTTTGTTTTTCCGCAGATGTAAGTTTTCCTGTTAATTGTTTTCTATATAGCTTATCATTTACAGCTTTAATGTCTGCAAGACGTTTTTCAATACTAGCTATAGTCGTGGTATTAGAAGAAGTTTTCTGCGTTGTTTTTTGTGCATTCGCTTTTGCTTTAGCCTCTGCATCTGCTTTTGCTTTGTCATCGGCTGCCTTTTTAGCAGCTGCTTCCGCAGCTTTCCTAGCTTCTTCCTCTTTCCGTTTAGCTTCTTCAGCAGCCCGTTTTTCTGCCTCTGCTTGTTCGGCACGATACTTGGTTTCACCCTCGGCAACAGCAACCAACTGTTTTAATTCATTAATTAAAGGTTGGTTCTGTTTTGCAACCATTTTTTCGAAATCATCAATAATAGTATCAACTTTCTCTTTAATAGTTTTTGTCTTTTCTTCAACACTTTGGTTAGCTTCAAGCATAGGAGTAAGATTATTACTAATATTAGTAACATCAGTTCCCGTGTCGCCAATAAGTTCTATAGCTTGATTTCTAAAAGTAGTTATTGCATCAGCCATACCAGATCTATTACCTAAATCATCAATGCTTCCTGCTAAATAGTTCTTCACATCGTTCAGAACACGGTCTCGATCCTTCATATAATAATCAATCCACTCTTGAAAATTATTTGAAAGATCATCTAACATGTTATTCATCTCAGACATATACATGTCATATTGATCATCTTTAACTTGCTGTTTAGCTTCGTCCAAATCAGCACGAAGTTTTTGCACAGTAGCAACTGATTCAGCAGAAGAATTGGCTTCAAATGCTGCCAATTGTTTCTCAAGGCTTAGGATGTTCTTAGTTTGATCAGTAATCTTTTTCTGATAATCATAAGCATCCTTTTCAGCTTGCTTTAATTCTTTATATTTAGTAATAGATTTATTAAGTGCAGAAAGTTGGGCATTATAGGCTTGTCTTACTTTATCAATAATTGCTTGTTTGTCTGCTTCAGTGGCTTCTACCGCATCCCAAATTTTTTCGGTAAGTTCTTCTTGCCTTTCAATTATATTTTTATCTGTAGCTTCTAACTCGCCATTCTGAACTTGTTCATTAATTCTCTTTAATTCATCAGCATATTTCTGCGCTGCTTGAATATGAAGTTCATATGAAGTATTATTAGCCTCAAGAGCAGCTAATCCATATTGAGTAATATTACCTTTATCATCTTCATCAAAGAATTCTTCATTCGAGATAATGTTCATATAATGGTCAATCTCAGTATTAAGCTTTGAGATTTGTTTCATACCATCATCAAAAATATCCCAATTCAATTGACGAAGAGAGTTTTTAAGATTTTTAATACTAAGATCCGTTTCATTAATGGCATTTGTCATACCATCAATAACGTTTCTCGCCTCGTACCATTCATCATCACCAATACGGATATTACCTACTTCAACAGCTTTATGAAGAGTCTGCTGTGCTTCCTCACGTTTAGCAATTAAATCTTGAAGATTGCTATTTTCTTTTTCAATTTGAGCAGTGTAATCCTCAGGTTTTGCATAATGACCATAAGCTTCGGCTTTAGAAATACGAGCATTAGCTTCCGTCTTTCTTTGCTCATTCATCTGACGGTTATTTTCACTCTGTTGTTGAATATTCTGGATTTTTTGCAACTCACGAGTAGCATTTTCCTGACGTACAGTTTCTTCAACTAATAATTGCGCACGTTTAGCTTCTTCAAGACGTTCTACAGAGATATTCCAGTCAGTACATGCTTTATAATAACTTGCTTGAATGTAACCTTTACGATACAGCTCAAATGCAGTATTTAAATCAGTTCCAGAAATAGCCTTACCATTTTTTACAGTATTCTGAATACGATTAAAGAGGGCATTTATAATCTTTGTATCACTATCAGTCATTGACTTACTAGTGCGCATAGAAGAGCCTGTAAAATTATTTATTCTGCCTCTACTATTCCCCATTAAACTAGAAAACTCAACAACTCTAGACTGCGCGTGAGCACGTAAATCTTGAGATTTATTAATTTGCTTCTGAAGAAGTTCGTTTTTGCCATTATCACTAGTAGCGTTATCAATTTGCTTAGTATATAACTCAATATCATTATTAGTTGCCTCATCCATTTTATTGTATTTTTCAACAATATTTTCAGCAATCTTATTATAATTTTGAGTATAAGCGGTAATTTCTTCCTGACGAGTGATATCAAGCTGATTGAGAGCTTCGTTCCAAGCAATCATCTTAGCATATACTGTTGGATTATACTTTTGAATAGTGTCTAAATCAGAAAGAGATATTTCTTTCTGGGCTTTAATAGCCTTTTTAGCATTATCCAAAGCAGTTGTATATGCTTTCTTGCCCTTCGTATTTTTCTTAATTGCCTTTTGTTGCTTCTTTGAAAGGCCGTCATACATTCCAACCTTAGAAGCGGTTTTACCAATACTAGTAACTTGCCCACTCATTGTAGAAGTTGCTTGAGCGTAAGCTTTATTTTGAACCATTAGCTGATTATTTTCTAAATCTAAACGGCTCTTAGAGTAATCAGCATTATTATCATTAGTGGCTTCAAATGTTGCATTTACACTTGATACACTCCATTCAGCTAAAGATGTATGAGCGTCACGTTGAGCATCAACTGTCTCTTTTAAAGATTTAACATAATCACGAACTTTATCATTTAAATCATTAATAGCAGCCCTAGCTTCAATGGCTTTATCTTTCCATTGCTTCACACCCTCAATGACTTCCTTGACTTTGTCGTTATACTTAGAAACATCTATTGTACCATCTTTGTCTAATATCTTAAGTGCTTTCTTTGCTGTCTTTTTATTTTTACTGCTTAATCCAGAAAGTCCTTTTTTCCTTGCGGTACTAGCAAGTGACTCGTATTTAGTAACAGCCTGATTCTGAGTAGAAATCTGTGAATAAGTAGAAGATAGAGCATTAGTATACTGTCCAATTGCTTTGGCTACATATCTTGCCACTTCATCAGCAGTTTCCTTATAACGGTTAGCATCGAATAAACCGTTCGCACCAGTAGTAATACGATCCAAGGTCGCAGGAATCATAGAAACGTATGATTCTGCCTTGGAAATAGCGTTATCTATTGCTTTTTGGGTTCGGTCAATTTTTACTTCGATCCAGTCAAAAAGTTTGCTAAGCCAATCTTGAAGCTTGGAAGTTTTCTTCTTATCATCCTTGTCGTTTGATTTGGACTTAGTGTTATTATTATTAGTTTTTTTAGTAGTATTACTAGATTTTGTAGAAGTTTTTTTGGTTTTAGTTTTTTTAGGAGTAATATCATTATAAGCTGTTCCACCAACAAACGCAGAGCCACGAGAGTTTATATATCCATGTTTCAACAACTCTTCGGTTTGCCTATGATTGAAAATTATATCGCCTCTACGGATGTCGCTGAATTCAGCTCCGTTTTCACCTAATAACTCCCAACGAGAACCACGGACTCGCATTTCAGGGCCAAGTTCACCAACAAGAGCGGTTTCTGTTTTATCTACTCCAATGTCCCCCCAAGCATCAGCTCGTCCAGAAAGAGGAGAAAAATGAGCAGTGCCTTGAGCACCTGCACCTTTGCCTTTAGTAAGTCCACTAGTACTGACACTCACTTTAGGGACTTTAATAGTGGGGGAAACGGTCATGTTGCCAATTTTTCTTAAAGATGAATAAGCATTGTCAACATTTTGTCTTAAATTATTTGCTGCACTAACTGCTGAACGTAATCCCGCATCACCTGCATCAAGACTACTAAGACCAGATATCCTATCTCCTGCACTCTTAACAGCCCCGTCTAAATCTTGGGCTTTTTTTGTAGCCTCGTCCAAACCGCCACCCATATCCGAATTACTTGTTTCTACGACATTACCAAGAGTTTCGTACATGGTATCTAAATTGGTAGTATCTACATTAAATTGTAAACCTAATTGACCATCAGATGACTTATCAAGATCCTGCAATTGTGTAGTTAACGAATTAACCTTTTCAGTTGCTTCTTCGAAACCTTGTCCAGTAGTAATAGCAATTTCCTGCTCGCCAAATGCGGTATGTAATTCTTGTGCTAGTGTAACAAATTTTGCAGCATCACCCTCTAAACTAGATGCATCAATGCTCATTACAGCGGGTGCCATTAATTCATTTTTAGTCGCAACACAATGAGATAATAAACTATTGATATTTTCTACAGTAGCTTCATCCTCTGGATTGATTAATTCACCTTGTTCGTTATACAAAGCTTTTTTTGAAGCAAGTAATTGTTGAATGGTAGCATTTGCTTGGGCTTCGTTATTAAATGATACAGGCACTTCTTTAATTTCAGCGCCTGCAGCTTGGATTTGTTCACTTTGATTAACAGCAGTGATTTTTTCTGCAATGTCTGCTTGTTCATTAATTTTCTCTTGAGCTAAAGTAGCTTTTGCTAAAGCTAATGCAGTGCCATCAATTTGTTTTTGAAGTTGTTTCCACTCTTTTGACCCCTCTGGTAATTTTGCTTGCTCTTCTTTAAAATTATTAAGAGATGTGGTTAATTCATCAATATCTTGCACATAAGTACCATCTTCTAATGGATTTCCCATATCAAAAGTTTTAAATGATTTTCCAATTAATTCAAGCAATTCAGTGGTCATTTCAAAATTCTCGCCATATGATTGCTTGAAATAATCAGTCATTATGTTACGAAATTCTTCGTAATTTTTAACATCAAAACTTTGTCCATCTTCGCTGAACCAACTTTCTTTACCCGCACCATGCAATGCCTTTTCCATGGCTTCATACATTGCAATAGCACCTGTGTCATCTTCGGTAAAGTATTTGTTTACAAATTTTGAAATCCATTCATAATCTTCGGCAGCGGATCGTTCATCAAAATTAGTTCTTGATGTAAATAAACTGGTAAACGCTCTAAAGCTATCATCACCTGTTCTACCTTGTTCATATAACTTTTTATAAGTATCTTTAAACCCATAAATACTATCATATTGGTCAGCAGCTTCTCCGTTACTTTGAGCATCCTGCCATGCTTGATATCTATTAGTAGTAGAATCTAATTGAGCACTTAATTGCTGAAGTGAAGTAATTTGGTCTTGTAAAGCAGCAGTTGATTGCAGCGTAGAAGAAATCATATTTTGTAATTGTAAGCGTCTTACTGGATCAGCGCTATCCATTTCCGCTTTCCAACTTGCTATATTATCATGATTTGTAACTAACTCATTGCTAAGTTTTGCAACCTCTGCACTGAGATCTTGTCGGATTACATCTTGTTCAGCTTCTTGCATTTCCTTTAAAGCATCTGAATTTAACTGCAAACCAGAAGTTGTTTCAACAACCGCATCGCCATATTTTTCGTTTGCTGCTATTAAGGCATCATAGGTATCTTTAGTAATATTGCCATTTTTTTGCATTTCACTTAAAGCAGTATTAGCAGAGGTGAATGATGTGGATAGATTAGCAACACTTGTTTTGGCCTCTGTTTCAAATGCTTTGAACTTTTCTGCTTGAGTCTCAAGAGTATTATCAGCTAAACCACCATATTTAGATAATAGGTCAATAGTATCTAAATATGCTTGATTCCCCTCAGAGGTGATTATTCCCAATTTGCTTAGTTCTGCTTGCATGTTATGCAGATAAGTAAAAGTTTCGCTTGGAGTATTTTTTAATGTTTCATTTAAATTATCTTGCGTTAATCGATATTCTTCCGTAAGATGCATTAATTCCCCAATTTGTCGAGCATCATCACCAACACCTGCAATCAAACTATTTATTTGTTTCCCATCAATTTTAAGTCCTAATTTATCTAATCCTAATAGGTCTTCCGTAACCCATCCATCTGGGTGTTCACTTTTTACTTTTTCCAACAAAGACTTAAGGTATTTGTCAACAGTCTGTTCAGATAGCAACTCTGGTTTCCCTGTACCTGTTTGTAATAATGGAGAAAATGCAATTTCTAAACCGTCATACGATGCTGAACTACCTAACACAGTAGCAATATCTTTGCCTTGTTTTAAAATTTCTCTGCTATCAAGATCTATGTTCCCAAATTGTCGTCTAGATAAGTCCCAATTTTGATTTTGTGCCTCTGTTTCAATTTCTGAAATTTCTTTTTTCAAAGTCTTAATCGAATCAATATTCTTTGAATAATTCCCTAATTGTTTTTCTAAGGTTCCAAAATCCATACTAGACAACGATGTCACAGACTCTTCCTGTAAATCATCAAAAAATTTCTTATATCTAGTTTTAAATTGTTCAATAGCAGGCTCAGAAGCAAAATCTTGCCAATTAAAGCCAAGAATATCAGAAACTTTTGCTGTTTTTCGCCACTCACCCAAGTCTATTCCTAATTTCGTTGCATTCGCTTGATAAGCATTATAAATATCATCAAAAGACTTGTTGATATAATCTTGTGTTTTACTAATATCAAAAGCGTCATAAACATCTGAAGCTTTAATAACATCTTCTAAATTAAATTCATCAATAATTTGATTAACATAATCACGCATGGTATTTGCGTAATCAGTAGCATCAATTTCTGTATAATCAGGTGAAAGCAATTTATTAAATATTTCTGTAATTCCGCCCTCTTTAGATAAATCAGAATACTTTAATTTTAAAAAAGCGTTTTCAAAAGTGTCAGCATCTAATTCTGCTTTCTCAGCAAATTGTTCCAGTCCAGTTGTAGCATTAATTAATTCAACATTATCTTCATCAATTTGCCCAACTAATAATGTATATGATTCATGAAGTTGTGCTCTGGCTTCATCAATTTGGCCTGTTACATTTGCTAAATCAGTTAAAATCTGTTGGTACTCTTCATCAGTGCCTAGATCCCAATCTTGCTCTTGGACCGTGCCAAGAACAGGGTCAATTACAACATTATGTTTCCCACCTTGCTGATTCCATTTAGTTTCAATTCGTTCTTTGTCTTTTTCTAGTTTTTTACGATTTTCTCTTAATTCCTTTAATGATTCCTGCCCTTTATTACCAACACCCCATGTTTTAGTCTTACCAACTTCTCTATCAATATTTTCTCTGGCTTGGTCTTTTAATGCTTCTTGTTTAGCAAGAGATAACTCTTTATATTTATCAATTTGGATTTGAATTTGATCATTAGTAGCAATAATAGCCCTACCTTCAGAATCATATCCAGTAATTAATTCAGGGAATTGATCAGCAATCTGCTGACGGATGTTATAATACTCCTCTGATCCTACTTCAGCTTCTTGATAACGAGAGAGAAGATCGGAGAGAGCTTTGGCATTATCATCATAAGACTTTTTTTCGTCTTGAAGAGACTTTAATTTTTCTTTATCTTCTTTAATGAGACGATCATTACGTTTAACGAGAGCATCAGTAGACATAGAAAGTTCGTCATAGGCTTTTTTGGCACCATAGATTGCTGCGGCTACAGCTGCAACCACAGCGATAACTGTCCCCCATGTTATATTATGCCCCCCTACTTTTTCAGTAATTAATTCAAAGCTCTCTCCAAGATCGCCGTCCCAAAATGGTTCTAACTCTTTTCGAGTGTATTTGATTTTTTCTCCAACTGTAAAAGCGGTTTTACCTAGCCCTTGAAACGCGCTCGTCATCAAAGTGATGACATTGGTATCTTTTTTCATGGCTATACCCATGATTCCGTATACCGTACCTAGAGCTGTTAAAGCAGAGGGAATTAATCCAATCTTATTAACAAGATCCATAATAGCAGATCCCATATCAATAAAGAAATTAATTTGGTCTCTATTAGCTGTATTTGCCCAAGCTTGTTGCCATTTATTTTGAATTTCAGCAATATGGCCTGAAATAGAATCTTTATACTTTTCTAGTTCTTCTTCAGCTGAACCAAAAGAATTTTGAGAAGACTCATATGCACTACGCAACACATCAGGAGACTGTAATATTGATGCAACAACATTTGCACGGTTTTTGCCACCCAAAGCTTCAATTAGTCCTTGCGATCTATTTGTTCCATATTTTTTATCAGTCTCTACAATTTCTTCATATACATCTGCAATTTCTTGTAAAATTTGATATGTTGATTTAAAATTACCATTTTCATCTAAAATATCTACACCTTTGAAAGCATTAGATGCAACCGCAGTATAGTCTTGAATTATTTGTTGCGATTTAGCTGATGTTTGAACAACAAAATCATCAACTTCTTCTCCCATATTCTGGAGTTCTTCTTTCGCTTCCTCTGTTCCCGTAATTCTAAGCGCTATAAATCTAGCAGCATTACCAACTTTAGAAGGATCTTGTACAACCTGATTTCCTGCTGTAATAACTGCGATACTTTCATCAATATCATTACCTGCTGTCCTCAATGCACTTGCAGAACTTTGTAATGCTGTTGCCAAGCCGTCAGTACTAATAGCATAATTATTACCGACATTATTAAGCTTATCAATTATATCATCTTGAGCAACATCATCAAAAGCAGCATGCATAGCAATTAATGAATCAGTCGCATCAGCAATACTATCAAATTCAGATACATTCATAAGAATAGAAGCATTTTTAGCAGAATCGCTTGCTTCTTCTAATGATTGACCAAGACGCATAAAATCAGCGGTAGACTGCTGAATAACTAAACCAGTTGTTCCTGCGGAATTGGCAATATCATAACTTTCTACCTGATATTTTTGAAGAGAAGATAACGTATTATCAGATACTTTTTGCATTTCTGTTAAAGCATCATCTAATTGTTTAATAATACCCAATCCTTCTTTAAAAATACCAATTACCCTATAAAATGAAGCAAAAGACATAAAGTAGGTTGCCATTTCACGGAACTTTCGACCCAATTGTGTTGTAAATGACTCACCTGTTCTTCCAGCCTCTTTTATTCGTTCAGTAAATTGTTTGAATTCATTAGAAACATTTTTTAAAGTAAGTTGGTCACAATCCTTGAGCTTTTGTTGCATTTGATCCAACTCTTGAACTTCATCTGCAGATAATTTGGTGTTGCTTCTTCTAAAAGACTCGATTTTAGATGCTAAACTTTTAACTGCGTCTTCATTTGCTTTTATGCCTTTTCCGTCTTTAAGTACATCATTAAAATCTTTATAATCTTTTGTTAATTCTGTTATTGCCTTATGTGCTTTTTCCGCAGAGGCAGTATCAGTCCAATCAGTATTTTTCCCAATTGCTTGCAACTCTTCAAAACGTTTGGTTAATTCTGCGACTTTTTGTGCATTTTTTGAAGCATCTTCGCCAACAAATTTTAAAGGCTCTAACTGAGGGATGCTTGAACTAAGAGTATCGAATTGTTTTGCATAATCCTTTTGTAATTCGTTTTGATATTTTATTTCATCTTTTTTTATTTTGTCCGCAATTTGTTTGTCACCATTTTGGCTAGTTAATCCCTCTGCTTCTCGTTTTTCTCTTAATAATTCTATTTCCTTTTTTAATGCATCAATTTCTTCTTGATAAATTGGTTTCATTGAACCAGATTTATCTTTCACCATAGCTAATCTTTTTTGTTGAATTTGATCTAATAAATCTTTTTCTTGTTTGTAAGATTCTTGACTTTTTTTTGCCCATTCTGCATTTTGACTTTTTTCATTATCCTTACGAATTTTATTTAAGCGTTTTTCACGATCTTCTGCAGCTTTAGTTTGCGCTTTTGCTTCAGCAACTGCTTTTTTGGCATCTAACCCTCTTCTTTTATCAGTCGCCCAAGTAGCAAGTTCTAATGTTTTATTCTTATCATATAATCCTTTTTGCTTTCGTTCTTCTCGTAAAGCTTGTAACTGTTGTTTACGAAGAGTAACTTCACGAAGTAAAGCTTTTTCTTCTTCGCCTGATGTTGATAACAATTTTTCTTGTAAAGAATATATTTCCGTAAGTAATTGCTTTTCTTTATTATAAGAATCTATAACTGTTTGATCCTGTGATTTTGCTTCAGCCAAAGCTTGTTTAGTCTCTAGATTTCTTTTCTTAATAGCTTCCCATGATGTAAGTTTTTTTTGTTCGTCTTGGTTATAAAGCCCATTTTGCTGTCGTTCTTCAAGAAGAACCCGTAACTGTTGCTCACGGAGATTCTTTTCACGAAGTAACGCTTTTTCTTTATTCCCAAAAGCAGAAATAGATTTTTCTTCTAATGCATATATTTCAGATAATAATTGTTTTTCTACTTTATAAGATTCTATAATTGCTTGATGCTTTTGAAATTCATCCTTAGATATAGAAGACTGGTTACTTTTTGCAGTAATAGTTTTTTTCTGATTAGAACTTTCTGTAGATGAAAACGATGTTGTGGAATCCAAATTAATATTATTTAATCCCACCTTAATTGTTGGTATTAAATTAATGATTTCTTGTAATTTTGCAATGACTGAATCTAATTTTTCGATAAGGCCATCAACTTTAACGTTATCACCATTTAAAGCTAAATTTAATTGTTCGACCGCTCTTTCTGTTGAAGTATCAATCTGATGAATTTGTTTATCATATTGTGTCCCAATATCTCCAAATTGTTGTTCCCAAGTACTAATATCTACTTTCCCTAATTTAGCCATTTCACGATAAACATCAATTATATTCCTATAATATTCTATCATAGACTTTGCTGATTTTTGATCGTATGATGCAGTATTAGCTAGAAACCAACGAGAAGTTACGCCACCAGATGTCAAAGCCCCTTCACTTTTTCTAATATTCGATAATATATCTGGTTTTATTTGCACCCCAGATTCTGTCATAAAATACTGTTCTAAAGCATCTTTTGCTTTTTCCATTTCTTTTGCAACAGAACGATTAAGAGATCCTCTTTGAGACATCGTTTGACTGGGGTCATTTCCTAATTTAATAATTTGATTAAAAGTAGGATTTTGTAACGTTTGCAATAAATTATCAATCTCTGGCTTTAACCCGTTTATGATGTTCTTTAATTGTTCAAAATTATTGAGAATTGTCCCCCCTGAATTTTCAGTATCTAACAATCCTAATGTATTAGAAATATCTCGAAGTGTTGATAATAAAGACGGTAAATCAGATTGATCATCTATCGCACCAAAAGCAGTAGCAAGTTTTTCTAATAAACTAATAATTTTTTGTATTTCTGTCTCTGATTGAGAAAAATCTTCAACATCAAAAGAATCACTAGAGGGACCTCCTCCCGTTCCATTATATCCCGAACCATTACCACCAGTACCATTTGATCCGCTATTAGAATTATTTCCATTCATACTATTAGCAACACTCTGCCTCGCTTCGTTAGCATCTCTTGTTGCCTCTGCTACTCGTGTTTCATTACTGGCTAATACTTCTTCAGTATTAGATAAAACAATTAATTGCTCATTCATTGCTTCAATAGCTTTACTGGCATTTAAATATTGTGTTGCAGCATTTTTAAAAATAGAAGAACTAATCGGTGATTTTCCTTGCTCTTTACGATAACTATATTCAGACAAAGCTGTTTGTAAATATGCTTGTTGTTCTTTTTGAGCTGTTTGTATACCTGTTTCTATATCTTCCTTTGAAGATTTTTTCTCAACTCCATAACGTTTTAATAACACACCTGATTTTGAAGTGGTAATTTTACTTGAATTATTATTTATATAATCGATTACTTCCTGCGCATTTATTGCTTCCTTTTCAACACTCTCAACCGCTTGCTCTGCTTGTGAGGTGTCTATTGTCATTTGTAATTGAACTTTTTCTCGAAGGTGGTTTATGAGTTCAACCATTTGATCATAAGAAAGCTCTCCTTGTCGAAATTGTTTCCCAATACCATGGGCATCATTAATGGCTTTGACAGCTATCCCCAAATGTTGTCTGTTAGGATTTAATCTAGTTGATGTTGTTTCTTCATATACTCCACTATCATTTTTCATATAAGACCGCATATGTCCGCCATTTTTTTCAATTATTTGACGCATATATGCATTTATATAATCTGCAACTGTATTATGTTGATAGGGCATCATTTGATCTGAATACTTAACATGATAATTATTCTCTCCCTTTTGTTGAATTTCTCCCCCAAATGCCAACAATGCCTGTGAATATACTTGATTCAACGTTTGACTAATTTTTGCTCTGGTTTCATTAGACATATTGCCAAAATCAATGGTCAATAATTCATCGCCACATGATAATATTGCTTGTTTAATTTGAGATTCAAACAATGATTTTATATCTACACCACTAAAACGCAATCGGTCTATTTCAGAGTCAAAAGAATGAGAATGTGCAAAAGTATCTGCTTCTCTCTTTTTTACAACGCCGGGATAAAATGTAGTTTCTTTTTGGCTTCCTGATATATCTTCATAAACTGGTAATCCATTTTTTAAATACAAACCTCGCTCTTGTTTGGGGTTAGAAGATAATTTAATCGCCTCTTGCCATTTCCCTAAAACTAAATGTTGTAATTCTTCACTCGTCATCGAAGATGATAATGGAGCAAATAATTGTTGCGCTATAGAAACAAAATCTAAATGATCGATTGTTCGCTGAAAACCCAAAGTCATTTGATCATTTATATCCTTGTCTTCTATAACATCGGAAAATTGTTGTTGGGCTGAACGAAGCAAATTAGCTGTTGTTGCATGGTCTTTCTCAGTAGCAGCTCTTATAGCAGAAAAAGTTTTTTGAAAGTCCGTTTTTTTATAATATGTTAATTCTTTGTTTCCCTCGGTATCTATAAAACTCTTTAACCCGCTTACCTCTTTCATTAAAGATTCTATAGAAAATTCTTTATCAACAATCGCTGCAATTGATGAAATTCTTTTTTGAATAAGTTGGACTACATCTTTTTTTTCCGCACGCACTGATTCAAGACTAGCCATAACATATTCTTTGTCTTTTTTATTTCCTCTTTTTCCTTGAAGACTTGTTTTTTCTGCTTCTAACTTTTTTTCCATTTCACTTATTTCAGAATAATATGCTAACGCTTCTGTCAATTCTTTTTTTGGAATTTTATCATCTGCAGAATAAAAAGTGGCTCGCTGTACACCTGTTTGCGAACCAAGTTGTTGTTTTAAAACATTAAATGCTTTTTGTGCTTCTTGGACACTTTTTGTAGCGGCATTCGTTCCCTTAGCAATAAGTGTCATATCACGATTAAATTGAGTAACTCCCTTTGCTTTAACTTCAACTGTAGTAGTTGATTTATGTGTTTCAGAGGTATTTTTCCCTGAAAATTGAGTCGCTGCATTCATGACAGCCTTTTCAAGGGAGCTTTGAATCATATCTCCCGTTAACATTGGCTGAGTATATTTTTCCGACATATAACCCCCTCCTTTTTTATTTATTACTCATATGTGCTATTACTAGATTGTTTATTTCGTTTTGATATTTATTAATTGCCTCTTGAATAGCTTTTTGAAAAAGAGTTGCAAGTTGGTCCCCGGTTATATAATTATTCCATAATTCCATAAATATATTATATATAGAGGGGCCTTTAAGTGCTTTTCTACCCCATCTTGTATATTCTGGATAAGGCCATCGCCATGTTGGAACTCCCGGTCGGGGATGTTCAGGACCATTAATAGCTCCACCATGATATCCTTGTTTAAAAGTATTCTCATATATATAATCAGCATTGACACGATGCCATCCAGTATAAATCGGGACATCAGGACCAATTTCAAAACTAAACATATTATTTATAATATTTGGATAAATCATATATCGTAACGAATAAGTCCTATCATAATATTTCGGACGATAGCTCCTATAAAATGCGGACACTGCAACTTCTCTAAAATGAATAACTTTGTTATAAAACTCTCTTGCAGCAATATAGTTCGCTCTTTCTGCTATCTTGTTTGCAAGTGAACTAATATCTATTGCTTTATTTTTAGGGCTTTTTTGTTGGCTTGGCATCGTTACTGTCGTTGTTTTTGTGATTTCCATTATTACCCCTCTCTTTATTATTCTTTATACAACCACTTAAAAGAAGTTGCTGTATTTATAAATACAAAAATTATTTATTAATAATAATCTCGAACTCCGTCCTTGGACTTTCTTTATCATACCCAGTCCTTATCGTTAACGAATGAAGGTGTTTTTCATCATGCGTATTGCCACTTATAACCATAAGCAGTGATTTGTTTGCCATTACACACTTTAACGATATTACTAGCATCAAAGCCATATAATTTTACAGCATCTGCAATACTTCCAAATTCTTGAATAAAATCTCCATTTATGCTAAATTGCTTAATTGCACGAGCGCGAGAATTTTCTGCTCCCCGTTTTATTAAATTCATATATATTTCTCTTTGTTTATCCGTCCAAGGAACTCCCTTTTTACTTTTACTAATACGATCCTTAGTCGCTTGAGACTGAGATCTCCCATAATTAGGATTACTTTTCCCTTTTTTACCAAACATCGGATGTTGCTCACCAGTTTTACCAAACATTGGATTATTTTTTCCTTGGTTGTTTTGACGCATCTTTTGAATTTGTTCTTCTGTAAATGTGTATCCTGAAATGCCCTCTCCACCCAAAGTTTGATTATATCCACATTCTCGGTTAGTGGTGTTAAACTTTTTTATATAATATTTTTCTTTCTCACAGGCTTCGTCATGAGTTAGCCCCGTTTCTAAAACAGTATGCATAAAATTATCCCACCCATATTATCGAATAGCAGCATCAAAATGTTTGTTGTTTCTATATGCCGTACCATTCTGCCAACGCAACGCAGGTTCTCGCTTAGTCAACCCAATATATTTTTTATGATTAATATTATTCTCATGCATATACACACTATAAGTATTACCCATCTATTTCTCCTTATATTTTAAGCAATTCTCTCTATCAACAATCTCATCTTGTATGCGTCCTTCAAAAGCTTTGCGAAAAATAGAACAATTTTTTGCATAGCGCTTACATGATTTACATTTATTTTCAAATTCCTCCGCCTGTTTCCAATCATCAAAAATACCTACAAAATCTGTAGGATGAATTGTCAACTCAATTCTAGGATTCTTATTGTCATACATTATTTTTAAAATACGATTGCAAACACAGTTGTCATCCAACCATACACATTTAGATTCAGTAATTGAGTCAGCAATCAATTTGTCATAATTCGCTGCATCCATATCAATTCTTGGAAAATAAAAAACCGCATCAACATAATAATGTTGATACGGATTCTCGCTCATAACCCAACTTTGCTTTTTAACTTCTTGTTTTACATACTCAGTAAACTTTTTTTTAAACCGTTGTGCCTCTGCTGTTTTATATGACATTGCGGTGGGTTTACCGTTTTTAAATACAACTCTATATGCCAAATAATGGTTTACCGAAATAAAATCATAAACAGTTAATCGTAATTCTTGTTGTCTTGGCTTTTCCATTCGATCACCACATTTCACCTTCTAAATACAATTCAGTCGTGCTAATTTCAGCGGTTCTTCCACTAGTAATTAATTCATCAATATACATATCACAAGGGATATTCCATACAAAACTTTGAGCCACTTTTTCTGGCTTATTGTCAATCCATTCCGCACGACCAATTAATTTAATATGTTTAACATGTTTTCTTGCTTTTAACATATCAACCAACTTTTGTGAAGTTCCATAAAAATAAATATGAAAACTGGAAGTTCCAATTTTTTCATAATCAATATCCCATTCACGTTGTAAATAGTGTAAAGTAACAACGTCATCTGCATTTACACTAAAACTCAAAACAACTTTATCAATGATCAGATCAACCTGCTCACAATCTAATTTAGGCATAATATTCATATCCTTATTCTCCTTTATCTATATTTAGCCATAAGGCTAATTTTCTTCAATTAAACTATATTCCGTTAACAACGGTAACACTACAAGTTCCATTTCTTTATCACCAGTATAATAAGGATACTGATGAGCAATATATTCTGCATCTTCACGATGCATTGTTTTAGTGGTTTTTTCTACATCCTTTACAAAAGTATACTCAATCTCACCTGGTTTCTTATAAAGATACATGGTAGGAGAGGAGAGTGTAGCTATAATAAATTTTACAATTGATTTGATTTTATGTTTTTTATAATCCATCTATAATCCTCACTATTTAATTCAATTCATGATTATCCCATTTTTTCTTTAAATCTTCACAATCTTCACGTAGAAATACATATACTATGATACTTTCTCCTTGTGAATTAAAGCTATGGTATAGATCAATAGGATAACATCTATATTTAATAAATCGTTTTGCTTGTTCTGGGTTCACAATTCTATAAACCTCTTTAACTTTATAATTACGAGGTTGTAGATTTGTTTTTATCATTGCCATTATCTACACCTCCTTTGTTTCCTAATTCTTGTAATTCGTTGCCAAATGAGTCCCAACCAATACGAGGAGTTCTGGCATACATTTCTAAGTTATTATTTTTCCCATATAAAGATTCAATAATCATGAATGCCGTCTCTGGTTTTTCAGAATGCCTACGTTTCATATGACTATTATCTGAAAATACGGTTGAAAATTTACCCGCATATTCTTTATTTGCAGAAATAAATTTGCCTTTATACATGTATAAAAGATATTCATGAGCAAACCTTACATCAAAACTTGCAGGTGGGCCACTCTTTTTATCCCAAATCATTCTTGCATGTAATTTCCAACCTAACTCTTCGGCAAGTTGTTGTGCCTCAAATAAATACTTATCAATAGTCCATAAAAAAAGAATCGCATTCGGAGTAGTACGCTCCGTTGCGATTCTTAAATGTTCTTTTATATCTTCAAGAGAGAGTGTAGGATAATCAAGCTGTCCCCCTGAAGATTTTGGTCGTGATTTCTTTTTGAGTCCACCTCGTGCTTGCTGCCAAGGTGGATCCGAAAGTATTAAATTATAGACTCGATTAGAGTTTTCGAGTTGTTTTATGTTTGTATATATCATTTTATTTTTCTCCTTGTATTCCTTATAAAAATATTAGTGCATTGGTCAAAAAAAGGGGATACAATACCTTGACGGTAATTGTATCCCCTTAGAGAGTTTGTTATATGAGCTATATACCCTTTATTTAAAATAAGCTCGTATATAATTTTGCACGAGCCGAATCACCGTCAAATACCTGTTTATTCATTACTATTTTTCAAATACTAATTAAAAAAGTCTTGCTCTTTTAATTTTTTATATTAACCTTCTGCCTCTTCATCTGGATTTGCATAATCACTTTCAGAAGAAGTGAGGACCTCACCTGTAATCTCTTCAATCCAACCTTTAACAATAGGATTGAACGCTTCAGTACCAACTTTAGAAAGATCGAGCTTCTTAAGACGCTTCTTTGCCTCTGTTTTTGTTAATGCATGGCCTACAGTTGCGTTAACAGCAGTGTTGTAAATCGCTCTACAATTGGCTGAATCAAACATTGTCATCCAAGCAGGTTTGCCTCTATCTTCACTGCATCCATGATTACAAAAATTGTAAGTCTCTCCACAAATTACACATTTTCTGTTATATTGAATACTAGCCATTTTTATGCCTCCTTATTTTGCTGTAATAAAATAGGAGACAACCTGTCTCCTTGTTGATAATTTTTTATGTTAAACGGAATAATAATTCCTAATTGTTTTCGATTGTTGTTTATGTATTCTTCCAGTTGTTCTGGAGTATTGTTATACGTCCCATACGTGTTATGAAATGATCCTGAAATAGTTGCATCATGATGTTCTTCACAAAGTGTAATACCATTATTTATATCAAACCGTAAATCTTCATGTTGCGCAAAAGGTTTAATATGATGAGCATTTAATTTTCCCCCTCGTTTGCCACAACATTGGCAAGTATAATTGTCTTTTTTAAAAATTGCATCTCTCCAATGTTTATATTCAGAGGTACTTCGAATTCGTTTGTTTTCTGGAGTTATACCACCTTTCCATGACCAATGGTCTGGACCTGTTACTATAGGAATATTTTCTACAGCACAAATTGGGCACCGAAAATCACGGGTCAATGAATTTGAAATTTTTCTTTGGTAGTCTTCATGTTTTCCATATTCACATTTCCACCATACTACGTCAGACGCATTGGGGTAATAATCATAAGGAGAAGTGGAATTCTTTTCAGACCATCTCTCTCTAGCTAATGGATGATACGCCCCTAATGATTCTGATGGGTCAAGTTTAACATTTAAAAATTCTGTATGATGCCCACAATATGGGCAACCGTTTTGCCAAAACCAATCACACTTTTGTTGATAAAGATGATTGTAATTTACTTGGCAACGCACGTTTATTTTCTTTCTTGATTTATATGCTGTTTTCCATAAATCAATTTCAGGATTCAATTTTTCTAGCACTTCATAGTATTCATAACCATATTCATCAATTACGTGTTGAGCAAAACTATTACACTTTATACATGGCAATTCTTTTTGTCTCACTGGAAGATATTGAATGTTTTTTAGTTCACTTTCATGCCTACAACGTGGGCATTTAAACCAATATTTTTTATTGCTTTTATATGATACTTCATTAGGATTTTTATCATTTAATTCATAGTCCCAACGTTCTAATATATCTTGGCGATTGTTATCAATACACCATTGTTCAAATGTATACTCAATTTTATGATTCCATGGTCTAATTTTCTTTGTTAATTCTTCTTTCATGAATGTATATCTCCTTTAATATACTGCCTTATTAAAAAACAATAAAAGAGCGGGTTAAGGATTACCCGCTCTTGTCAGTAGGCTCATGACTTCCTACCTATTTATTGTATTTTGGATAAATGTATAGACAATAATACTAACTAATATTAATCTTCAGAATCGTTGTCTGCCCAGAATACTTCATACAGAATCTTTTCGGATCCACAGTAAGAAGACTGTAAACTTCCTGAGAAATCGACACTGGTGTCAGTCGTCAGAGACAAGCTCAACTCAGGAGAGATCTGGAAGGACGGGAAGCGAATATAAAGTGCCTTCAAAGTATCCACACTACAAGGGTCAACAGCCAGAGCCTTAACCGTAAGCACAATTGTGCCCGGGAACTTATCAGATTCATTTACAATTCTCGCACCAGAATCCACTTCACGGCTATATTTCACCATAAACCGATCAGCATCACCTGTGGTAGGAGGGACAAGGAACTTCTTTCCAGCATCAGCACCTTCTCCATCAACAAGATTAAACTCAGTTAAACCATATTCCTGACCCATACCACCAGAACTATTAATAGCGGTGACATGAATAGAAGCACGATTAGGATCATCTGGATATTCATCAATATAACCAGTAATATCTAGTCTTTCACCCTTCTTCACGGTAGCAATACGTGGCATTACAATTTTCTTAGTAGCAGAAGCCATTTCCGCATCAGTACCACCCTGAGCAGCCAGAGAGCTAAAGTTAATCATAGCGTTAGTTGCGGTTACTTCACCTGTCTTCGCCTGCCAGAATCTTTTCACCAAAGTTCCCTGTGCATCGACAGCATCTTTTGACTCGGCGCTGATATCGACCGTAAAATCGCTCAGCTGAGACATCAGAAGACAAGGATCACCATTCAATTTCTCACCATACGCATATTGCACACGGTCCACAATAATATCACCTAACATAAAAGCCATGGCGATTCTCCTTTCTTTCGAAAATTTTCGAACAATAAAAAAGAGCCTTTCGGCTCACTATAAAGTCACTTTGTTTAATTATTAGAAACGTCACGCATAAAGTCGAATTGCTTGGAATCTATCTTTGAAGTATCCACAAAACCAGAATAACTTCCTTGCAGAAGCGCCCTACTAGACTCATAAATCTGAAGTCGTTGCACACTATCCATAAATTCGACTATTCCTACGTCACCGTTCATTAATTCTTTTTTTGTGTATTTAAAACCGGGATGATTTAAACAAGAAGATATAAGTGGAAGAAGAGTAGATTGATAAACATCATTTTTATGCTTTTCATAATTAAGTCGATCTTCATCAATCAGAGCCTCTTTTGTTGCCCTTCCCTTAGCAAATTCATTCTTAGGGAATATGTTAAACATACTCCTTACATACCATGCTAATTTTTGATACGTTTTTTCATCGATTTCTAAATCCTGTTCAGGATCATAAAGAACAATACTTTCTTCTTCATTTACTGTTTTTTTATATTGCCTCAATTTGGAAAAATCTATATCTCCAAATAAAAATTCAGTACTTTCTTGTGGAAGAGTTGGAACTAACATTTGAAATAATTCAAAATCACTAATTTTGCACCAATCAACTCCCATATCCCACAAGATTAGTCTATAGGAAGTGGTGTTAGAAGTAAAAATATGTACTACACTATATACATCTTTTTCTCCTAAATTAATCAAATCAGCTACAGTAGGTTGCTTAATTATTATCTTCTCATTTACTTTAAACGGTTTACCAACATATAATTGTAACTTATCAAATTCAAATTTTGGTTTTTCCTTCTTTTCCTGCATACGTTTTTGAGAAGCACGTATTGCATCTATTGCACCTTTATCTTGCTGTTGCTGTTGCTCAGCACGTTTTGCCTCTGCCTCATGCTTTGCTTTTAATTGATTGATAGCTTGCGTTTTTAAATCAGGGGAGTTTGTCATAGCGATTCGTCATTCCTAAATAGGAATTAGTTCCTCCATGATTATTAACAGCATTTGGCAGCTGAGATTCAAATTTAACGACTCGACAATAATATCTATCATCTACAATGTCATCAAAATCTGAAATACATTTAAGCTGTAAACCTGCAACATTACTCCAACATAATAAATCTTTTACAATATAGGAAAGAAGGTCTGTTCTTTGAATACCATACTCCGTGTCCATATCATCTTCATGAACAAGACACATAACTACAAGTTGTTGGTTTTTAATTACTTTATTGGTATAAGATACATCATAATCTCGAATATCAAACATGACATAATTATTTACATCCTTTTGAACTCCGTTTAGTTTTAAATATGGAACAATACGTGACTTTTGAATACGCATGTTGTATTCTTCAATTTCTTTCCGCATTTCTTGCTCTTGAATAGTAGGATGTTCAGGATCAACGAACTTGTTTAAAGGTCTTTTTTCTTTAACGCCTAAGACTTCTTGTAAATCTTCATCAGCATTAAACATGTCCTCAATCAATTTCTTTCTATAAATAATATCATTGTTTTTGGTGGACTCAAGATCGCGAGTAATTGCTTTTAAATCTCTTTTCATTTAGCCCACCTCCCATTCAAATGACGTTTGATAATTACCATTATTCTGTTTTGCAACTAATTCAAAACGTTTACCAACAATACTATGTGCTTTCATCGGTTTGACAGATATTACATTATCAGAATAAGAAGTAAGTTTAATAAGATTTTCTAGCCGTTTGGTTTCGGTTTCGTCATATTCATTAAGCGGGTCAATTATTTTTACTTCCCATAAAGCAGGATATTTATCTGTCCCCATCTTTGCTTGATAATATGTCGTTTCACCCTGTTTTAATACATATGATTGAATAGTAGGGTATTCTACTAATTCATCATTTTCATCACGATACAATTCCACAATTGTGAATTGTTTATCTGTTAAATTCTCGTCAGGAATTGTGTCTCTTATATCTCCCATATTCGTATAATAATCACAAACCCTAAGTTTTATGTTATCTCGTTTCGGGTTGTATTCGTCTTGTTTAATAGAATACTTATACAAACCCATAGGAGATACTTCGACCACTTTAGTTACTTGATATACTTTTGGATCATAATCATTTGTAGTTAATAAAAAGCGTTGGTCATGTAAAATAGTACGTGTATCAGACAATCCTAGAGATTCTGCTGCGTCACCATATACTAAATGTGTATCTGGTGCCCAAAAACCCGTAAGGTTATCTAATGAAATCGTCTTTTCTGCCCTCCAAACACCCATATGTTACTCAATTAGTTCGTTAAGCTAATTGAGACTCTTTCGAGTTTTCTTATGCTTTCACATAAGTTCAGACTATATCATTTAAAGTCCCCACTTCGGTTCACTTGAACCTACTCGCATCTCAGCGATAGTCGTTGAACGTTCTTCTATTTGAAGCTTCGCTGCTGATTATCCAATACTAATAATTTTTAAACATTCGCACTTATGTTTATTTCATCATTATGCTGTAGTTTATTAGTCTCTAAGGACGTCCCAGCAATTCGAGGACATACATCACATAAATGTGACGAGCAGTACTTTTCTACTTGTATAAGAGTTGGCAGACCTTACAACTGCAAATATTTTTTCTAGCTTTTGATTATGTATCCACTTAAATTCCCAATTACATCTTAGAATGTTATAACGAACATATGCATTTTGATGATCTCTATCTACGATAATCCACCATTGTGTCCTCCTTATTAATGGCTGTTTAAAAGGATGAGCCAATTCTTCAACAGTTAAATTGATATCTGGAGAAGTATCATCTGGTACAATTACATAAGTACCAATAGGATAATGAACACCAGGCCTAAATTGAAGATAGTAATCAACATCATCTTTGGACACAGTTTGTGCAAAGTGGAACTGATATTTTGCGTCTTCCCATTTCCATCCTTTCGGAGTAAGAATATACACACGCCTATAAGTTGGATCAGCAGTCCATGTTTGATTTAACACAGCATCAGTTTGATTACGGCGAACCTGTGCAAGATTTTTGCCATTATTACTTAAATGCTGTTTATACTGATTTAAATTAATCATCTTTATCTTCCTTTGGAAGACTTATTTTATCAATCAAGGCATGAGCGTCTAATATCAGTTTGCGAAAGAGTTTAAAATCAAATTCTTCTTTCTGCGTTTCATGTAATGCAGATTCTAACAAACTCATAATAGAACAAATCTCTACGGGGTAGAAGAGAAGTGCATTCATGCCATCAATTTCTAGCATGACGTGTTTAAAATACTGTTCAAACGCATATGTATCTACATTTGGGAATTGGTCTTTTGTATTAGGATCTTTATATATCAGTAACCAAAAAATTTTTTTGTGTAATTTTGTCTTATATTCATCAAACTGTTCATTGCTATAACTACCATACTTATGTTCAATCATGTCGTTAAATCCTCACCTGCAACATAAGCATTATAAATATATCCTCTGTCACCTATCATACGTCTACGTTCTTTTTTTAGAGATAAAAGAAGAGATTGTAATGTTGACAAATGTTGGGCTTGTGAGTACCATTTTTCTTCTTTGCTACCGTACATTTGCATAATATTTGTCATGGATTGAACTTTTGGTGATAGCCACTCAATCAGCAACCCAATCACCAACAATTCAATAACAAAATCCTCATCTTCCCCCTCTTCAACAGGACGTTTTAATTCATATGTTAAGCGCATTACATCATCATCAAAGGTTATAGCAGAAAATAGTCTTCGAATATAAGGAGGACGAATTGATGCATGAAGCCAATTACACAAAAACTCATGCACTTCATTCTCGTCCAAATCTAAAAAATCATAGGCTTCTGCTCGTAAGTAGAAGCCCTGATATATAGAATTATAATCAATAGAGGCCATTTGTTGTTACCTCCTTATTTGATTATTCTTCAACCAAACGCATCAACATTTTTGTGTCAAAAATCTCATCCAATTTCTGAATGCGCTTCACACTATCAAATGTACCATTAGCAATTTTAGTTGCTACAATAGTCTTTAATGCGTCCTTGGCCCCCTCAGGAAGAGACATAATTGCTCTTTCAATCTGAGATGGTGTAAGTTTAAGAATAGATTCCAAATCTTCAACAGAATATAAACCTGCATAGGTTTCCTCTAATTGAGGGAATTCCTTTAAAAAATCCTTATCCTGTACAATAAAACGAGGCTTGTAAACAATACGATCTTTGGCTCTTGCAGCATATGCAAGGTCTTGATATTCAATCTCTTCAATGGCGTCTGCATCGGCCCAAGAATAAAGTGTTTTTGTTTTAGCACCTTCAAAGAATAATTTACCGGGTGTAATAGATAAACAAGGAATCATATCTGTTGCAGAAAATTTCTTTTTCTCAACTTTTACTACCTTTTCAGTATTATCAACTTCTTCAGCTTGCATTGCTTTAGGAGTTGATTTTACTCTAGAATTTGTATTAGCCATAATTTTTCTCCTTTTTATTCCAAAATTTTAATTACTCTAACGTCCACTCGCCAAAGTACTGGGTCAGCACAGTGCCGACACCAAATTCACGTTGCATCTCATAAGTACGGAAATCATCAGCCAGATCAGCCTTGTTCTCGCCTCTCTCAACAACCTGAATCTCACCACGGTCGGTAACCTTTACCATCTTTTCCTGACCACGAGCAAACACAAGCAGCTTATCATTAGGAATAAGTTTAGTAGTAACATCGTTCAGAGCAAAACGCTGAGGGACTTCTACCAGATCTACGCCCTCGTAAGCACCCAAACGTCCCATACGAGCTACATCTTCCTTCATAGAAACTGCTCTCCAATCAACATCAGACAGAGCATTCAACTTCTTCAAAGCAGTCTTGGTACCAATGATAACTACTTCGGCCCCACCATTTGCCATCTGGACATTTTCAAGAAGCTCATCAAAATTAGCTTTAGTAGCAGCACTAAGAGTACCAGTCATCTTAAACTGAGTAGGATTAGGAAGCTTATCAGAAGCGGCATAGAATGCCTCAAAAGCCATAGTCTTAATCTTTTCAATAAACGCCTCAGCAACCTTATCAGTCAGACGAGTGAAATCAATACGACCAAGCAGAATCAGATCGATATCCTTACCAACCTTCACGCCATAATTCTTAGTATGAATCCGATAAGGCTTGCCAACAGTCAAGTGCTGCATCGTGAGGTCATGGTGATCTCCGCTAATTTCAGCAACAATAAAAGGCTGCTCAGCTTCGGTCTCCCAATATTCTTCGTCATCACCAAGAGCAATATTACGATACTCTACATAATCCTGAAAGAAATCATCAGCCTGAAGACCAGTAACCACCTTGAATTCAATGTCCTCTTCAATCAGTTCGAACATCTCATCCATGTGCTTCTTAATCATACGCTCACGTTTCTTCTTGGACTTCAGATCTTCTTCAGAAAGCTCACACACTTCCATCAGAATTTTACGAATGGCCTGATTAGCTTCGTGCTTAGAGATCTTGCGACCATTGCCATTCTCATCATATTCATATACATCATTACCATGATTTAGATCATAGCAAAGATTGTGAAACGCTTCATACTTGCCTTCCTCTGCGAATACTTCACGCAGATGATTAGAACTAAAATTCACTAACATAGCAATATCCTCCTTTCTCTAAACATTAAATAGCAAACTTGCCATTGGTAATAGTTGTGATCTTAGCGCCCTGAGTAGGGGTGCCTTCAAAACCTTCCTCAGACACCCAATAACGATCCAGAGCATGCATAATATATCCGCGCACAGGACCATCCTCAGGGATGTTATAGAAGTTTGCCTCATCAGTCAGCGCACGAGGGGACTCCTCAGCAATAAGGGGCTTCTGATAAATAAAAGCAGTCTTATCATCAGCAACTTCATCCACATGTACAAGCCACAGCTTGGATACAGGATGCTGCATAATAACAGTAGCCTTTACCTGATTGGAAGCTGCCTCATACTCCCAGAGATCCAGAGTACCCAACTTCATACCAGTAACATGAACAACACGTCCATTATCAATGCCTTCGGTTTCATTCGTAATATCAAGTGACACCATATGCTCACCATAATCCTGAGCAATGGAGTTACCAATTTCTGCACGAGTGTGCTTTTCTACAGAATATTTGATAGCCATAGTAGCATTCTCCTTTCTTAAATTTCATGAGTAAGATTGACAACCAAATCATCTAACTCCATATTATTAATTTGTAAGTATTCATCTAAATACATAAAAAAAACGAGAGCATAGACTCTCGATTTTTAATACTTATCTCTTAAATAAATTCCCATATCTGGATTTCTTGGGATTACCTTTGGCCCCGGCAGGAACCAATCCCACTTTTGTAAATTTCTTACTTGGCTTTTTGTCTTCAGTTTGTTTTGCTTTATCTTCAACAGCTTCAAAATTTAAACTGCCAGACTTAGCATAACTAAGCAACATCTTATCCAAACTATCCTTTAATTCTTCAAAAGTCATTTCGTTCTTACCGTCATTAACATCCTTAACGACAGCAACGAATTCTTCCTTATCCGCAATTGCAGAATAATCATTAGAATTTACAAGTTCTTTCTTCTGATACTGAGCTAATTGTCCACAGATTGCTTCATAGTTTTGACGCATATTCTCAACACTAATCTTTTCAGATTCGGTTAATAGCATCGCAAACAATTGCACACGTTCGCCAGAAAGAGTCAATGTATCTCCATCTTTTGTATAATTCTGTTTCCAAATATTATTAGAATCCCAATCATACATTACAAAATAATCTTCATAAACATCTTCAACATAGCACCATTCATTCTCATTACGATAAATTGCGCACAAAGCATTTAGGCCAGAACGAATTTCATTGAAACTAAGTTCAAAGATCTGATTAAACAATTCTTCTTTAGACAATTCGTTATTCTGCTTTTTCTTTGGCATAGCGTCATCATTGGTTTCTGCAACCGTAATAGCTTCATCATCTTCATCAGAATCATCTGTATCATCACCGTCAGTATCAGGATCATCTTCTTCGCCAGTCTCAGGGTCGGCATCAGGATCGTCATCATCAAACTGCTGTACTTCAGGATTAGCCTGACCAGAATTGTCATCCTGCTCTGCAAATGCTTCCGCAAAGGCGGTTTCCAATTCTTCATCAGACATTCCTTCATGATCAAAAGTTACATCCTCGGCAGTTTTATTATACTTTTCTAAAAGTTCTTCAAACTTGTCCATTGGTTTTTCCTCCTTTCTTTCAGCATTATTTATTTTCAACTCTTCTAAAGTCTTATTCAGATTTTCGAGAGTTTCAATCAATTTATCATTCTGCTCAAATGAAATATTTTCATCTGCTGCAAAATCTTCTAACTGTAAATGTGCTCCAGACATTCCAGGTCTTCGATCTGCACCAAGGAGCGTAACTCCCGCTAACTCAATGTCTTCTAACAATAATTCTTTTTTCTTTGCATCATAAGACATTTTATTTACATAAAGTTCAGCAGACACATCTGTACCACCTCTGCGTTCAATAATTTCTGCTGCAGGAGTATATTCTCTTGGAATAGCACCTTTGGCGTAAGCATAATAACGTTTATTCTTTCTATCATACTTCATAGTAGGCTCATCAGCTGTGATACAACCAACCTGTTTTTCGATGTAAACAACATTTCCATCTTCATCAATTTCCATATCATGAGCAGTAAAATCCAGAGCTTCTGTACCATCTTCTAATGTAACAGTTTGATAATTGCACAAAATAGGTTTATATTTAAAACCAGATAAACTATTCTTCATAGCTTCTTTAGTAACGTCTGATCCATTATTATTTTTATTCGTATGGAATACTTTAATATTTGCGAACATCATACTTTCATCATCAGAATCTTCCTGTTCAAATTGTGCAGGAACACTAATACAAAGCTGATAACCTGACTCATCTGCATTAAATTCTGTAAAATTTTGTTCTTCACAAAACTTAAGCAAGTCATCATATGTCATTATCTTTTTCACTTTAACCTCCTTTCCTACAAAATAAAAAACTCCTCATAGGAGAGGAGATTAGCCATAAAGCTTATTTGTAAAAATCATATTATCTTTCTTATCAAACTCCATAACTTTTTTTCTGTCATTAATAAAAGTCCAACCAGTAGAAGATTGAGCTACTTGTATAAAACCTTTATTACGTAGAAACTCCGCCATGGATAGTGATGTTGTATAAATAAATTTTTTATCCATTTTTACTCCTTATTAACCTTTACTTCTATCCCTTTTGTCTTCAGATTCTTCTCCTGAGGTAGATTGAGTATCATCTTTTGGTCTACCCCCTGTTTCGGGATCGGTCCCCTCTGTAGGCGTACCAGAATTAGTAAACGAACTATTAAGAGGATAAATCATAATGTCTTGAAGTTTCAGAACTTCGTTCTCCAAGAAAAGCATACTCAAGCTATCTTTTTCGCTAAAACCATTCAAAGTCATGTATGCAAGTTTAGTGGGCAATGAATACTGTCCTGCTTTCAGCATATCTTCTTTGAATTGCTCTCTGGTATAAACAGAAATAGGGAAAAACTTGACCTTACAAGGATTGCTGCACAGGTAACTTAGTTGTCGATTCACAAATGCCTGTGTTTGAGGAAGAAGAGAGGAAATAGCAAATTCTGTATTAGCTACTTGACTATATCTAAATGCTTCTGCACCAGAAATTGTTTCACCATTTAAGATTTCGGCTCCGCCAGTAGTATTCAAAACAGTCTTAGTAGCGTTAGAAACCTTTGTAGTGTCACCTGCAGCTTGATCATCAAAAGCAATAGAATCAAGCTTACCGGGAACAATAGCAGCACTAATATAATCTGGTAATGCTTCATTGATCATTCTGGAAAAATAAGCTAACATCAAATCAGGATTTACTTTCCAATCATCAATATCTTCACCAATTGTTTCCATCTGCAACCAAATCATTTTATAAATTTCTTGCTCATCCGCAATTGCCTGAATATCTTCAAGATCAGCCAAATTAACTAAAGCATTGAATGCTGCTAAAAATGGCGGAAGCACTGTCTCGTAATCTTCATATCTATATTTCAAACAAATAGCATATTCATCAGGGACAGGTTGCCACTTTACACCAGTTCTTTCATACTCTCTATACATATCTTCAAACGGCTCAGGAATATACTCTATCAACTCTTGACGTGACCTAAGATAAGTAACATCCATACTGATCGCAAAATCACCAGAGGTATATTTACCATCAATTCTTGCATAATTCGCAGGAATCTGCCAAATAAAAACCCCTGTTTCATCAATTAAATAAATGCCATAAAATACATCTTGTACAAAACATGTCAAATAAATAGAATAAAACTCTTGTTGTAAATGCATCCTTTCGATCCAATCAAGAGTTTCTTGATAAGACTTTAAGGTTTTATTTACATCTGGCTTTTTTACCAAATCATACTGAGGGATTACAGAACGACCATTGAGGTAAAACATGTTAGCATAAAAATGACATAATCTCATATAAGTCATAGAGCGATAAAATAAATACCAAGAAAGGTTTCTTAGATTTTGTTCATTACTTCCAAGATTTTGCATATATTGCCTAAGAGATTCCTTGTTAAACACACTGATAGATTTAGTTTGTTGTTTTGTTATATCTCTTAAACGTCTAATATCCCTTTGGTCATCTTCAAATTTCTTTAGTTTTTCTTGCGCCTTTTCATATTTTTGTACCAACTCTTTTTGCTCTGCTACGGTAAGGCGTTTAGTAGTAGAAGAGTTTTTGGGTGTCGAGGACACCTTTTTAGATGATTGTTGTGCCATAGACACCTCCTTTTATAGTTGCTTTATACCCAATTGGAATTACGTTTTGCTGGGCGTATAATCAATTTATCCAATAATGATTGTGTATTTGTAGTCGTGCGTTTTTGAATAAGATGTTTTCGGCGTTCCTGTTGAAGAGCATAAGCAAGAAGACAAGCGGTATAGAAACGATCGTCATGTAATTTCCCTACTTTCTCTGGGGCCAAATCAAAAGAATCTTTTCCAGATTCTCTCTTTTTACGCACTATATTTACAATCTCTTCTTTCATTGCATCAATATTGCTTAAAGCCAATTCTTCTTGCCAATCAAGTTTTTCTGTTCTGGTTGTAACAGATTGTATTTTAGATAACTCCTCTTGAAATTGTTCCTCAAATTGCTCTTGACTTAACTTTTTCTTCTTGAGTTTTTTGCTTATTTCTGTTTTTGCTTTATTTAGTTTTTCTTCATCTACATCAAAAACAGTTAAATATCCTTTATTATCATATGGGGCAGTAAAACTAATTTTATTCTGATTAACTAGCTCAATCAGGGCTTCAGCCATTTCTGATTTATAAGCACTGGGAGATATTAGCTTTAATTTATCTACTGCATTGGGGAAACGTTTGACATACTCCGCAGAATATTCTTTATCAATCAGACCCCTATGCTTATTACCCGTTTTGTCTTCCCAGTCTTCCATAAGAAAATCAGCAATATTAACACCGCCACCACCAGAACCTGCATCAATATAAATACCTATAATATTGCCATAAGCGTCTACACCTGCGTTATATCCAAGTATTAAATGCTTCAAATAATCAATTTGGTCAGGCGTTTGCATAGGAGATTTTATTTTTTTTCCTACATCCATAAGATTCATGCAATTGCAAATTCGCATTTTAATATCATCATTCCCATTTTCATCAACATCATGATAAATTTCACCAACAGATATAATACTATTATCCCTTGATCTAGCGGGGTCATATGCTAGAACAAATTTACGCTCACCAGTATCATTATCTAAAAGAGGTCTCCTTGTTTCTTCGTTACGAGTAATAACACCTCTACGAATAATAGCGTCTGCTCCTAGATCTGTAGTAAAAATACAATAATATTCTCTTCTGGCTTTTTCAGGATTACGCCTCATCTCAGATTCAACAGTAGAACGAGATAAAAGAGGAGTGATTAATTCACCATGAAGTGTTGGCTTAAATGCTTGTTCGCAATCAATATGTAAAACAGTAAAATCTGGATTCCCCATAATTTGCTGTTTAGAAAAATCTCTATATAATTTATAAAATTCTGTATCAGTACTTGATGCAGAAGAAATGTAGAATTTTTGATATGGAAGATTTGTTGCAAATGTTCGTTGTCGAATAGGATCAATAGACTTACCTGAAGAATCCTTACCTGTTTTTAAACTCTTATTTGTTACGGCAAATGCTCCATATACAGCTATCATTTCACTGGACAAAAAACCACATTCATCAAATATAACTGTGCCACGAGCGCCCCTTCGAGCATCTATATTACTATTTAATGTAATCGTTTGTGAACCGTTATACAAATTGTACGAAAAACCATTAGATGAATGACTAAACCCATCTCCTGCTGCATTCTTTACTTCTACTTCGTCTTTAAAAATATAGCCAGTAGAACCGCTAAAAGTATCTATATTATCATTCGCTAATTTTTCAAGAGTGGTAAAAGTTTGTTCTGCTTGTCCACCTGTTCCGCTTGCAATGTATGTCCATACGTTATTAAAGCACATATCTTTAGCCATTGTTTCAATATCAATAACTGTAGACTTACCATACGATCTTGTACATACATATAAAACATTTGGACAAAACCAAGAACGTTGCACCATTAGCGCCTGTCCATCTAATAATTCGATATTAAACATAATATCAATCATTTTAACAGGGTTACATTGAAAAAATTTCTGCATTTCAGCTATTGCTAATAATCCATCAATTTTTCTCTGAGACAACGGATAGTTTATAGGACGCACAAATACTCCATAGTCTTTGTAAAAATCTTTATCATAGTCATCAGGAACCCATATATTATTCTGAGTTAGCATCCTTTGGCACCTCCTCAGATTCTTCTTCAGTCGTTGCAAAAGCAGCGTACATTTCTTTTAAATTTACAAAATTCTTATCTGGCTTTTTGCCAATATCTTCCAGATAATCTTTTAAATCTAAATTTTCTTGAAGTAATATTCTATTAATTTCTTTATATTGTTCTTTTTCTTTTCTTAAAGCTACAATTACTTCCCGCATTTCTGCAACCATGTCCGACCATTCGGACTCGTCCAAGGCCAATTGCTTCATTATAGAAGCATCGCTCATTTCCTGAACTTGTTGCATACCACGACAAGTTTGAATATCAAAACCATTAACGTTAGCTGCTCGAAGATTAAGATCCCGAATCTTTTTAATTTTACCAGTCCAAGTATTCTCGCCCTTCTTGGCGTTCTTGCTATTTTTCAAGCTAATACAACTTTCAGCGGCTAAATCTTTGATCATACTAGTAACTTTACCTTTACTTTCCTGCAAACTTTTTATAGTAGCAGAATTGTTTTGCACTTGACTTAAGTCGCTCATCAATTTGGCAATAGTATCATCTATCTTACTTAATTGAAGAAACCCACGGACAATACTAATACAACTAGCAGTGCGCATCATGTCATCATTAGCGTCTTCGCTTGCATCCAATAATCCAAGCAATTGAGAATACAAAAAAGGTTGATCAGAAATTTTTTCCTGCTCAAATGGATCATAGGAGAGAAGACGAGTAACGTCCGCTTTATTTTTGAGAAAATCTGCATAAGTGTCTTGGTCTTCACGGCCTGCCATTACGTCCTCTGCGGTTTTTTCATCTTCATATTTAATATGGGTCTTAAACATATCAGAATCTCGCCATCCCAACCCCGCTTGTTGTGGAAGAGCGGAGTTTTTCACCAATGAAGTCCATACATTGTTTTTTGTATTGCCAAGTGCATCATTTGTACTTTCTGCAACACTCGCATCCCATATTTTTTCGGTAAAGGCCCGATTTAAATAAAAAAGAGCCTCTTTACAAGACTCCTTTGTTGGTTCATGTTCTTCATTATTAATGTCTGTTCTTAAAGCCAATCGTCTGGCACAATCTCGACAAATAGCAGTATACCCACTTTTAGAACGTGGGTCTGTATCAATATAAAATCTATCACTAACCAATTTTCGTCCGCAAAGATGACACCATAATTTACTTTTTTCACGCTCTAGTTCTTCTTCCAATTCAACAACTCGTTGTCTTGCTTCAGCGGCGGTCATTTTGTCTGACGCTAATGGTTTTATTTTTACGGTTTTAGTCGTTGTTTTTGTTCTTCCTTTGGTAGCCAAACTGACCACCTCCTTATCTTTTTTATTCCACACTTAACTCCCCCTGTAGGACTCGGACCTACGACTTCTTGATTAACAGTCAAGCGTTCCACCAACTGAACTAAAGGGGAATAAAATAGCAGAGGATGGATTTGAACCATCGACCTTCAGGGTATGAGCCTGACGAGCTTCCGAACTGCTCCACTCTGCGTCAAAAAGGCCCACCGTGGTCCGCTTCTTCGAGAGGCGTGATGGGCGCTGATAGCTTGAATAATATTTATTTTAATTCAATAGGATAAATCGCCTTAATTTTTTCGTCATCTACAATCATCACAGTCTGTGACGGTAATCCTTTAAGACGCTTTTGTTCTGTATAAATATCACCATCAAACAAGCATCCGCTTTGAATTACCTTAACACCTGATACTTCATTCATAGCAGGATGATGCATATGTCCCATTAAAACTGCATATGGGAAATACCCAATATAAGCACACAATTTTTGGATAGAAGAATCATTTAATCCATCAAAATCTCCATGTACTGCTAAATAATTCTTATTACCAACAGAGAACTCTGTGTATGTATCATGGTCATTTTCTCCAATATAAAACTTGTCACTTTGGTGACAAAGAGTGTGCTTTAAAAACCAAGGAATTAAATTATCCAATCTTTCTCCAAGTAACGCATCTTCAGAATTTTTTTCGATGCGACTATGGTTACCTGCGACATTGTAAAATTCTACTTTGTGAAAAATCTCGCCTAATTTATAAACAAAATCAGAAATCAACTCACAAGCAATCATTACTTGTTCTACAACATTTTCTCTATTTGAAATCTGAATTGTAAGATGGATACTACCACTTACAAGATCGCCAAGTCCTACAACAATACATTTATTAGCTTTATGCATCTGAGCAATATTCCTAATTTCTTCAAAATAATTTGTTAATCGTTCTTTAGCAATATCAGAATTATATTCCTTTGTTTCTAATCCAATATGTAAATCAGACAAACAAATAATCATAGTATCTGTCTGTTTATTTTCCATGTTCAAAGAAGAGGGAGATAAATAAAAAGGATAACGTTTTTCACCAATCTTTTCCAATCTCTCTTCAAACAATCTTAGATTTTCTTCGTGACGAGCTTCATCTCGAAGCAATTTATTTAATTCTGTACGTTGATCTTGTAACTTCCTTTTTGCTTTATAGATTTCTTGTTCTTTAGCAATCAACTCTTTTACTACTTCACCCGAAGACTTACCAATCACTTTGTTCTTATAAAATTCACGAACAAAGTTACCCCCCAATATATTACGGGACATAGACTCAGATACACGTCTTCGATCATAAGGAAGATGATATTTTTCAATAATCTCACTCCAGTCCATGTCATTAACGCCATTGATTTTATCTGCGCAATCTTGCAAAAATTCCTCATATCGTTCAGGCGTTAATCCAATCATTTTTAATTCATTTTCGATATTCAAAATAGGATCACTCCCTCATTATTTTCTTAATCAAAATCTGCGGTCTCAATATCGAGAATTTCTTCTTCCTTCGCAGTGACAGTCATAGTGAAAGGCTCCTCGCCATATATTTCCTTCAGGTTCGCAATCAAATTAATTACTTCACCTGTCTCAAAATCTACAACTTGGTTTTCCTTAATCCGAATATCCTTCAACTTTAAATCTGTCTTAATAGTTCTCTTTGCTTCCATAATAAAACTCCTTTTCATCTAAAATAGAAGAGGGGCTTATTGCCCCTCTTCTCACTAATTATTTATTCTTTTTAATATGTGCAATCGTCTTTTTGATTGCATCTTTTACATCAGCATCCGTAGCATTGTTCAACATGTCCTGCAATTCATCAGCCATCTCTTGCATGTCATGTCCACCATCTCGGCTGCGACCGCCTCTATAATTCATATCATCATAGGTACGGTCATCATAATATCTATTATACAAATTGCCACCATCATAGCTACGCCGACCGTCACGATAACTTCTGCTATCATACCGTCCTCGTGCATAAGAACGGTCTTCGTAACCATAAGTTTCCCCATTTTCTTCCATTTCAAGATATTTCATCAAACTTTTAATGGAATGGGTCAAACGGTCAATTGTTTCAACATCTCTGTCTGTCCATTGCCGTTTGTCGGCAAATTCAGCCAATTCATCACACAGCCTATATTTAATATCTTCCATTTCACGTCTCATAGCGTTACCTCCTCTCATCGTGTTACGTATAAGTCAGGTCGAGAGAAAACAATATTTGCTTCTTGAACACCGACTGCCTGTGTACTAATATTCTCAATAGCAACATTTTCGCAACAACCACGAGGAACTGGAACGCTTACCGTACGACTGACATTTTGAAACTGCTCTACTGCAGCAGGGGTAATACGTACAATACTATCAGGGAGTACTTCCCCATCAACGGCGATACCCAAGCTGATTTCCTCTACAGTACCACCAGTAGGGATCTGTACATTTGCCCCAAATGTGACCATATATCTCGCAACTCGATTATTCTGGTTACATTTACAGTTACATTGAGCATAATTATTAGGTACAATGCCCTTTAATGTAAAAATACCTGAACCATCTCTATGTATAATTAAACCTTTTTCACACGGATCTGGTGCATTTGTGAATACTACATTCTGATTTGCAGGAACCGTCTGAAAGGTGTTTTCGCTATATTCTGCCATATGCACTCACCTCACTTAGGCTCCACAACCGCATCCGTATCCATAATAATTCTGTTGCCCACAACAATTAGGATGGGGAACAATATAAGCAGGACGAGCAGTTGGCAATACATACTGTTCAATTTCATTTGCTAATAATCTCTGGCCTGCTTCAATTGTAGCAGTCTGAGTATTCTGAGAAGCGTCAAACCTAGCATTGTTTACCTGCCCACGCAAAGCGTCAATCTGATTTTGCATTCCTGCAATCGTATTAGCATAATTCTGTTCCATATTAGCAATACGATTCTCATAATTCTGTTTCACACCATCTAGTTCAAGCTGACATAATTTATCCATTACCATCTGCACTTTGGCATCAGTATTAGATCTGGTAGCAGCTCCTTCGTTAGCTACAGCAAACTTTACGTCAGCTGTGGCAGCGCGATTCTCGCAGCAACAATTCTGCTGATTCATCGCAATAGTATTTAATTGACCAGTTAAATTCGCCTGATTATTGTTAAGGGCCTGTAAGATATTAGTCTGACCATTACAACGGCTTACCTCTGCATTAGCAAAACCAGTTGCCATACCAGAAGAGATACCATTCAAACCTGCCATAACAGCAGCTTGATCAAAACCATTCTGGACAGTATTACCCATCATAGGATAAGGTACATAACCGCCCCCACCATTACCATTATTGTTTCCCCAACCGCCCATAAGAGCAAAGAGGAAGAGCACCCAGATCCAAATTGATCCATCGCCCCAACCATTATTATTTCCATAATTACCAGTAACAGCAGCAATATCCGCAGGACCCATAGAATCAGAAACGATAGCCATAATGTTTCTCCCTTCAAAACAAAACCAAATAGTTACTATATAAACCCTTGCGCAAGGTTATATACAAATATTTGATACTCCGTTTTGATCCTTATATGTTAATTTTCACTTATTTGAGAAACCGCTTTCTGAATTTCATTCATTACATTCTCATCTTGCATTACTTGCGAAATAATATCCATTACTTTATTCGCACCCTTTAATACGCCAGTTTCTACTTGCACGGCGATATCTTCAGCGTTTATTCGGATTTTAAAATAATTGTCTCTAAAATCTTCATCTACCATTTCATATACAAACTGGAACTCTTCGAAATCATCAGGAAGAGCTGCTTCGATTTTTTCTATTAAATGGTTTTTCTCCAATTTATCGAATTCATCATTAAATCCAGCACTTGATACATCTAAAAATGTATACAAGTTTAACACTGTGTAAACATAAGAAAGATACTGTTTTGCACTATCAAAATGAACATTCCCTTCTGAATCAAAGTTCGCACCTTTAATAATCTGCTTTGCCCAAAAAAGTTTTACCAAAAAGGGCACATATTCATTTTTAATGATTTGTTGCAAGCACTGACTTTTTTCATCATCCGTTACTGCATTTGAATAATCATGAATAAAATCAGACACGGATATAAGATTCTCTTTATTAGAAGTTGTATTCTTATCCATATTTGTTACTCCTTTATTTTCCTGTTGATTTTATCTCGGCATCATTTGTGAGAACTGTTGTGCAATCTGGAAAAGCTGAGATAATTGGTTTTGATTAATTTGACCCAAATTCATTGCATTCTGCATAATATTCTGTGCTTGCATGGCCTGTTGCTGTGGGTTACCTTGCAGTTGCCCACGAAACTGATTAAATTGCTGTTGCATATTGGCAGCTCCACCAAGCATATTCATTAAATTACCCATATTCATCATATTCGGATTAAACATTATTTGTTCGCTCCTTTCTTTGACGAGGCTGTGTCTGTTGCTTATTTTGTGTTAATTCTGCTAACTGCGCTTTTAACGCATCAAACTCTTCTCTGGAAACACCATCTGTCGTAGCAACGGGTGGCGTAGGCATTACAGCAGTATTAGCTACCTGTGGAACCACCTTAGGTATTTCTGGAGTTTGAAGAATCTCTTCATATTTAAATTCTCTTAATGGCTGTGCCATGCCGAACACATCAGTAGCTTTAATATAAAATTTACTCTGATCTAAAACATCAAATAAATAAGCCGTTGTATTAGATGACATAAGCGGGAACATACTTGCTCCCATCTTACCTTGCACAAATCCTATAATAGCAGGGGGCGGAGACATCATATTTGCACCCATTGATGGTGTAGAAGAGTAATTATTATAATTATTTCCATAACCAGTATTCTGAAAACCATTTTGTTGAGTATTATTAAAACCACTCATAAGCTATCTCCTCCAATAAAAAACTGGGACTTCATCTCCTGAGTCCCAAGTATCATAATAATCTCCATTAACTACTGCAATTACATGTGACCCTGTCCCTAAAATAAAAGTACCATAAGGATGATCATAAGCAAAATCACGTACTGTATAACAAGATGGGCAAGTATCTGGAATTATATATCTATTAAACCCCACTCGATATAGATATTCATGCCATACTTCGTTTTCCGATGGCATAACACACATTTCAAACCCTAAATTTGCTAACTCCCAATATATTTGATCCCAACTTTTTCCCGTAGCTTTTGTTATTGCACGAATAATACAATCCCCAACTCTTTTATTATCAGGATTTGGATTATATCTTTTATACATCAGCATCACTTCTTTATTACTAGACTTTACTATAAGCTACTTCGTTTTCCTTATATTCAGCCAATAATTTCAAACCTTTACGTTCCTCTGTCATATAATATCTTTTTGCTTTGCTCTTATGAGTCGCACTAGATACATGAATCAAGTAACCTAACTTATTAGAACGCATATATTCTGCTTCATCTTTTGAAATTTTAATCATATTTTTTCCTTCTTTATATTATATTTCCCGCTAGGGGATCTTGGAGTGACAGGATTTGAACCTGCAACCTCACGGTCCCAGGCCGTGCGCGATAACCAAATTACGCCACACCCCAACAATAAAAATGCCTCTCTTCGAATAGAAGAGAGGCAACGATTAAATCAATTTACGCTACAGCGTCCTTAAACTGCTTACCAATCTTTACCTTCGGCACATCCTTAGCAGCCACTTCCATAACAGCCCCAGTCTGAGGATTACGAGCCGTTCTTGCGTCCTTATGGACACGCATAAAAGTTACACCATCAAACATCTTAACTTCTTCACCAGACTTAACTGTTTCAAACATTACTTCCTGAGCAGTCTCAAACACAGTCTTAGTATCCTTAATAGTCATTCCAGTCTTCTCGGCTACTGCCTTGTAAAAATCCATCTTAGTCATAATTTGTTACTCCTTTTTTTCTTTAATATTATTAGGGCTGTATTTACCGACAGCCCTTAACGGTTAAATTGTCATGACTGCTTATTTCTATACCGCATCGCATAAAAGCGGTTGATATACTTCGTTTAAATTTATTCCTTTTCTATCATTTATGCGGAATCTATGAGTTCAATAAAACATTAATTTTACTGGGTTCTATTAATATGTGGTATTAATTGTTCGCCGTGTTTTTACTACAAAAACAGGCTAAAAAGCTATTTGAATTAACGTCATAAAGCGTTTTTAATAACAACGCTCTGTTATAATTTGTCGTTGAAGCAGTTACCATTACTTTACTTTTCATCCCAGAAGTTATTACAAAAGCACGGTTAATAAGTTTAGACATTAAACCAACATAATTTTTCGATAAATATACTTGACGAATATCTTCAATTAATTTATCAAAATCATTTTCAAGCATCATAAACAGATCTCTATCTGTAGTATCATTAATTTCCCCATGTAATAGTAATTTTAATGAATACTTTTCTATCAATTTTTCCACTTTTCTAGATATTCTATGATGTTCTGTAAATTCATGCTTAATAAAAAATTCTTGAATTGGAAGAGTGGATGTTGTAGGTTTATATGAATCTGGTTTTAATTTATATACATAATTCATTGGGCATTTTAATTGCTTATTGATTTTTTTCTTGTTGAATTTAGGACGAATAATACCCCAAAAAGAAGGATAACCTCTTTGATCAATTTTCATTGATTGCTTAATCAAAGTAATTTCTTCCATAATATCTATATCAAACTTGCGCTTGGCATTATCAATTGCACATTGAGCAAGGACCGAAAGAATACAAACATTATCAAATAACTTAGCGTCCTCAGGAAAATTATATGTATAAGATAGTGCTATCTGGGCAAGATTGCTTGATTCACCAATCGCTCTTTGGCTTGCAGCAAGATTATTATCAATTCGAGCAAAATCCTCAGAGGTATTATTATAATGATTGGTATCCTTGGGAATATTATTAACTATAGTTGCATAAGATTTATAAAATCGCTTTGCACTATCTACAACAGCGGATTGATTTGTGACATATAAACTGTCACTGTCCTGATCCGAACCATTGTTGCGGTCTTGTGCATCTGTTCCAATCATATTTAAGACAATTATTAAAGAACCAAATTTGAAATACTTCTTAAACCTATCATCATAATGATTATGTAAATAATCCAAATTATTTCTACTATTAAAAGGGTTCCTAAAACCTGCTAAGTATTCCCCGTCAGCAAACCGCTCAGTATAACATTGAATCGCCCCGTCTTCCTTTAACAAAGTATCATCTTTATTAAAGTCATCCCCAACAGATGCAAGAAGCATGGCATATGGTGATCCTACTATAACGAGATTGTCTGCTTGTTGAATCAATTTACCTGTTTTTACATTTTTTACATAAGTTCGAATAATCCGTTCTTTTCTATCCCGAAAATAATCACATCTAACAAATTCTGGATTGTGCTTAACCAAGGCGACTAATACTTCATAATCATTTGAGAAGTTGGCGTTCCTTTTCAAATAATCCAAAAATACATTGTCATCTCGTTTTAAACGCTGAATGTAATTTAATGTTTCCTGACATATATCTTCCATAAGCCCCATATCCAAAGCATTCACCATCTGGTAACTCATTCTTTGGACATCTCCTAATTTACTAGGGTGGGCTGTCTTAACTATTCCAAACTGACAATTATTCTTCCTGACCCAATCAGACCAATAATCAAAGTCAACACCAAACTTCATCCATTTCATAGCATTCTCGGTAGTAATCAGCTTAATATTCTTTGCTAATACCTTATTTCCCCAATAATCTTCTAATTCAACTGTCTCATATTGGTCACCAAAATATTCTTGAAAGAAGAGTTGTATATTAGTTCGAAAAGCAGCCATTTTACAAAAATGATGCCTTAATAAAATATATCCTTCGCCCCATTCAGGGAATATACTGTCATCAATCAATGCCTGTCCATCAAACAGAGTATTTTTTACTTTATAATTATCTTTGGGAACCGCAATACAATGTTTATTTTCATCTAGCTCAACACTAATTACTTTCGTATTAAAAAATGCATCAATATCTTTTATAACCAATATCTCTTCAGGCTTAATGGTAACTCTGCCAACAATAGTACTGGTCGAAAGAGAAGAGTAGGCACCAATTTCCACAATAGGAGCATTAGTATCAGGTAACTGCAACCCCATCCGTAAAAAATTAATGGCCCCATCATAAAACTCGTCACGAATGAACATACATGTTCCCTTCTTAGCCTTACCTGGGGTCCTATACAACATCTTATAATGAATAGTCTCTGAACGAATTACTTTACCCTTTTTATTATGCGTCTCGTATAAAATATCTACACCATCTTTATAATAATCGACCCGAAGTTGTTGTTTTGTTTTTTTCTTAAATAGATCCTGTCTCTCTGTGGCCTGATCCTTTAGCCGCTCCATAACAGCTTTATATTCCAAATATTCCTTTTCTTGAACTCGACCTTTTTCAAATTCATTTTTCTTATTCTTAATTCGCTGTTCTATGGATCGTATTTCTTCTTTATAAGATTTAACTCCATAATCAAACTCCAAACAGATAATATCTCTAGTACTTTCTTCCTTCCAAACATTAAGACCATTCTCTCTTAAATAATCCAAGAACAAACTGTTGGTTAACATTGCATCTGTGCTATCATATTTATCTCTGATACCTAACTCGTACCCATATATCGACCCCGCTTGATAGTTTTTAATTTTATACCCAAATTGTCCCACTAGGCATCACCTACCTTTATTACTAACCGCCTAAATTTGCTTTGTCAAAAACTGTTCCAAGGTTTTTTTATAAGCAGTATAAACTGCTAATTCTGAAACGCGATGTAATAACATTTTAGCAAATACGTCATACATCCACATTACTCCATACATATACCCTGTTAAAAATCCATCTTTATACATTTTTGCATCAGCGTGATGTAATTTCCCGCATACTGTACGTAGCATTTCTCCCGCAAATAAATCATTTAATACTCCACCTTCACCAACAACATCCTTCTCATCAAATACAATCATCTTTACCACCATAAATCCAAAAAATATTTGGCAAACAATTCTAAGCCATGCTGAACATTATTGCTCCACATTCGGCACCTATCAACATATTCTTCGTTAGTTTCATTTTCTAACTTTTCTGGATCGCTATCATCAACAATCTGTTCAAATGACCAAATCATCTTATCTAATATAGCATCCCACTCTTTGGCAACTCGACCCTGCCGGTGTACATCATTACCATGAAAACATAAAGACATAGGCACTCCGTTATTCAGCTTTTTAAAACGCTTAAGTCTTGGTAATACAAACTGAGCAATCACTATATATAGCCCCCAAGTTTCGCTATCTTTAAACTTAGTATATATGCCTCTCTTTTTACGAATTCGCTTATTCATGGTTTCTCCTTCTATTCTTATGTCGAATCTTTTGAACAGTATCACTTATGTCATGAACTTCAGTAATAGGAGCTTTAACACGAGATATAAACTTATTTACAGTATATTGTTCAGGGATCTTCTTTTCTGGATCCACACCTGCTTCCTCTAAACGCTGTTCATATGAAATTCTATTTGTATAATTGATACTGCCCTTTTCATAACATTCCTTACATAGTGGATAATACCAACCATAATCATTAATTACATGTACATCTAATTTCCCGCAACGAGCACAAACATGTTCAGATATTACTTCAAAAGTATTAGTTACATCATCCAATTTATCCACGTACCAATTAAAATATGTTCTTAATGATCCATATTTTTCTTTGATTTGCTCAACTCTAAAATCATTATAATGACCAGAGGTACGAATTGCCTTATCAATTTCTTCACACCAAATATCTCCAAAAGCTATTCGCCACCCTTTAGGCATATCATCTAACTCTGTGTGATCGTATGGCTGTTTTACCCATGAAATGTAATCTGTCCATCTGTTTCTAGGGATAAGCCAAGGATAACGTTTACACAGCTTTTTGTTTCTGATTCTTTCGGCTTTTAACTTCTTACTGTTCTTTTTACCCTTACGGTTATAAGAACGTTTCCCATATAACTTGGCCTCTTGTTGTTCCTGACCCCAAGCTATATTTCTGTGTCTTCTTTTCTTTTTCAACCATTTATTCATATCCACACTCACACCTTAAATCTAAATTCTAAACGACAATTAGCGAGCAAATACATACAAGCAACAATCAAAAAACTCTTCCAATAAGGAATAGTAAATGTCGAAGCAATAAAATAGACCAAACCAAAAAACAAGGCGCTAAAAAACATTACCCATAAAACTGCTATTAAAATAATTTTTTTCATTTTATTTTTTCCGTTTATTAGCCGAAGATACATAATCTTCAATCATCTCTTCAATCATCTCTTCAACAAGGCTGGTTGCAAGCATTACAAGAACAACAGTGCCACTAAGCATAATAAGGCTTCCACAAAACAAAGCAATAAATTTAAATAATTCAAACATGTTATTCTCCTTCTACCATTCTAAAGCTTCTATGCTTTCATCCTCTTCAATTATTTCATAACCAACATTTGCATTATTACAAACCCATTCACATGCTGCATCTATCAATTCTTCTTCTGTCATATTTTCTTCCATTTCATACACATCAGACTCATCTGAATAACAATAAAATTTAACGAACATAATATCCTCCTGTGTTATTTCTCGTCCCATGGCAAAGATAATCCATTAATAGCTTGTAAACAATTAAAAGGAACTTCGACAATACAAACATTACCGATTTCTACATTACATGTTCCGTCTTCCTGATTGATAAATATTATTTTTACTACATACGAGTATCCTTGCCATTTCATCCAAGCATATGTCATTTTTCACTCCAATCAATTTTAACAAACATCTTCATCATCCTTTCTGCGGGTCCTTAATAAGAAATCTAAAATAGCAGCCAACTGAAGTCCCTGTTTCGCTTGTTTTACATCATCATGGTCATCAATTTCAAACATATAAACGACTTCATCTTGTAATGCATTGGCCTCAGTTTCCGTTAGATAAAAATAATTATTAAAAAATTCTACTCCATCCTTTGTAAATTTTATGTCTTTCATTATTTCTCACTCCAATCAAGTTTTTGTCCACATTTAGGGCAATACTCAAACTTATATAGCATATTCGCCTGACAAGTAGGACAAAGCGGTTCATTACTGTGCCAAGATGGATCATACGGCTTTCTGGGTTTTAATTTATGTAGCTCAGACATAAATACTCCAATGCACCCTCTGTGTTCTTCACCCTCATCAGAAAACATAGATGATATTTCAAAATAATTAAAAACGCCTGTCCCGTCAGTTTCTATATAAAAAGTATTCTTTCCCCAACTAAGATCTATAAAACCGTCTTCTTTAATCTGCTCAATCTGTTCTTTTGTTAAATCAATTCTCATATAATTCATCCTCCAAGTCTTGAATGCTTCTTTTAAGTATACTATTCTTGGATTTTTCAAATACTGGTTTAATAACTCTTTTTTGTTCTGGTGTTAAGTGATTTACATAATAGAATAAATAACCATGTTCCATATAAGTCAATAAATAAATTCCACACCAACCCCACAAGCCAAGATATGCGTCTGGCATAGCCTGTGAAGAAGAGGGCTGTTTGGTAATCATTTCATATAACTCACCAGCAATACTTAAATGTTCCATATAAGCTGTAGGATAAAAGTCCCCATTGGGAGCCATCCAACCAGTTCTTAGTTCAATAAAAGGCTGTTTTTTCATTCTCCATTACCTACTAAAGTGAGCAATTGCCCCATTGTCATATTATTATATTTCGCAAGATCTACTAAACAGGCACAAACATTACGTGGTTGAGAAGCTCCAATATATTCACATAAATATTCAAATATATCAGAATACTCTTTAACAAAGAACGATCCATCGTGATCAGAAGATTTTTTCCAGCCATATATAGTATATTTACCAATAGTAACAAACGCATCACACGGGCCGAGTACACTTCCTTCGGCATATCTCCACCAGACGTTGAACCATTTTTCGAGCCATTCATTATCTGTCGTTTGACAAGATATTTGAACCATTTCACTAAGCAACTCATCAGATACTTCCCAAACCTGATAGGTAGATCCTACATATGTCTTCTTATATTCATTTGATCTATCTGGAAATTGCTTATTAAAGAATTCATCCAAATTCCCGCCTAAAATTTCTTTCATCCATTATCCTCCCAATTCAGGACCCATTGTTTTAATTTCGCCCACACTTTTTTACATTCTGGACAAATGGTTTCATAATCAGATGGATAAGTAGGGAAGCTTTCACCACATAAGGCACAATATCTGCCTATCGTCCATTCAGTTGGATGATGTAATGTTTCTATTTTTATAACCTCAGATTCAACCCCAGGTTCAATTACTACTGTATTTTCTATGTCCATCTTCAGATTCCTTCCTTTATAGGCGATATGCTCCCCACCATCTCAAAACGAACTGTAGGTGGCCCTGCAAAGATCTTCTTGATAATTGAGCCACCACGACCAACCTCACACCTATCTTCACATTCAATAGTTATGTTTTCAGGTCTCCCATAAAAAGGAATAACAACTAAAGTCCCATCCGCTGCTTTCATTTTAAATAATATCTCAGTAGGTAATATTTCATTTATCGACCCATGTGAAAACAACATATTGTATTCTACTTCATTGGCATATCTGACTTTAGTTCCACAATATTCACAATATCCATCAGAAGAGAGTGGCGCTCCGCAGTTAGGACAATTCGTTAAAATTTTTTTCATTACTATTCTCCTTAATTACTTGTTTTGTCAATTCCCAATCATCCCCATATACCCAAGATGCAGCTTGTGTTACTGTATAGCCTACACGGATCATCTCTTCAAAAAGTTCCTGTCGGTAATACAAGCCCATAGGAGTATGTAATCCCTCAATTGTAGTTTTCTCACCATTTTCAACTACTCTTTTTATTATATCCCTGTCAGTACTTGTAATCCAAAGACCTGAAGAAAAATGGTCAATGGCTCCCTCTTCAGTAAAAGGTATATGCTTACGTTTACAACGCCTGTAATAACGTAAGACACTCTTTAAAGAAAACATAAGATGTTCCCGTTCCTCTCGTACCGCATACGACTCTTTAGATAAATGAATAGTGCCAGTACGCTTACCATCTATTGTGTTATACCCCGCAGCTACAACAATGTATGGATAATAGGGTACTAGATCCTTCTCTGATGTAATATGGAGAGGGACAATGTTATTGTAAGCGTAGATGTTATAGTTTGAGAGATCAGTTAAATCCATTCCATCGAAGTGATCATATAAATCACATTTACCAGAATATTTGCTCATTGTCCCTTTTCCTTCCTTATAATAAGTTATTTTAGTTTTTTGATAAATTCCCTAAGAGCATCTTCTAAATCTTCAATATTATTTACTTCAATAGTAAATACATAAGAATCATCTTGGTCGGATTTGGCTTCCTCAAAATGTGAAGAAGAGTATTCATTGGTTGATTTGTTGTCTGGAACATCGTTTTCAATTAGATTATTATTATTGAAGCACTTTTCAAAATTCTCACAGCCCTTACAGTCTTCCTCATCAAAATCATCTTCCGTCTCTGACGAACCTACTGTATGCTCAAAGAATTCCTGCTCTGCTTCTTTCTCCGCCCTTGCAGCACTAAATTTAAAATTCTGCAGAGCCTCTTCAAAAGTATTAACATCATCTCCTTCAAGAGACTGTTTATAGTCCTCTTCATCATAGAGCAAATGAATCATAGGATAGTCTCTAATATTTTCACCTACCCATACATCATAAGTCTCGCAAAGATCATCCATCTCCTCTTCAATGAAGAGGAATTTTATGTATGCATCCTCAATATCTGTTGAGTATGTTATTGCCCCGGGAACACAGAGCGACTTAATAAACCATACATAGTCAAATCCATTTTCTTTTTTTGGCATCTTTACCTTATAAACGTCAATAACAGTGTCATACATGGGCATGCCATATAATTTATTCAATTCATCAATATACATATTTGTCTCCTTATATAAATATAGTAATGACTCTGGGTAGCCCAGAGAGGTTATATACTACTCTATTGTGCATTATATACTAATAATGATTATTTGTCAAGTAAACTTTCAATTATGATATTATAACGTAATCAACAGATCAGCTAAAGCATACTGATGATGGAGCCATTCCTCTGTATATCCTAAATATCCATTATATTTTTTCTGTGTCGTATCAGCATGCTCTGTTAAATACTTATAAACTTTTTCGTTCAATACCTTTCTGGATGTAGAAGAGACAATCTCATTAATTATTATTTCAATTGGAGCAATCACTTTGTATAGCTTACGGACCTTCTTCCAATAAGGGTTCCTTTCCTTAATTAATGTATTGAAACTATTGTAATATGCTTCACGGTTTTCATAGGTAGCATTGGCTTCACGGGTAGACTTAAAGTTAAGCTGATTTAGAGCTTCTTTTTCTGCTATCAAAATTTCTTTCAGATCCTCGTCATCAGCTGCCTTATGTATAATCTCCTCATCCTGATTCTCAGTAAAAGTAATATCATAAAAAGAATAGTACTTAATGATTCTTCTTGTACTCATAGCATCTAATGCAGATTTCACCAAATACCTTGCAAATGAAGACGCTATAAAATAGAAATGCCTTACTTCCTTATTCTTATAGTCATGATTCGCAGCAAGTTCTTCTTTTCTCCCCCCATAAAATAAATATTGCTTATTCACCAGACCACACACTTCATACAATTCATTAAAATCCAGTATTACTGTCTCTGAATGTTTGTTGAACAAATAAACTAACATCATGTCAACCATTTCATTAACATACTTAGCATAAGATGGGAATGTTATTTCCTGAGGTAACGGAGGATTATAAATCTCATTAACATAATACTTTGTCCCATTCTTTTTTAAATCTATATAACGCCCCAGATCTGTGAGCTGCTTAGTCTTAGCATTTCCACCCTTTATGTATTTTATGTTTAGTAACTCAGTTAGTTGTTTGTAGGTATAGACTTCCCCTTCATTTAATACACTGACATCATATTCTGGTATACGAGGAGTAACTAATATTTCTCCATCATCTGTCATTTTTACACTCGCCGCAGGTGCTGTGTCATCTTCCAATAATACTTCTTCATCTACAATATTATTCATATACACTCCTTTCATTTTTGGACCGACCTGTGACCGACAGGGAAGCAGTGTGACCTGTGGTTCTAACCTACCCCCTAGAGGCATTATGGCTAATTGTGAACAAATTGTGAAATTCGTCCAAACCTCTTTTATATATTTTATTATTAGTGAGAGGTTTGGACGAAAACGGCTAAAATTAGGATTTTATAAGGGTAAGGTGACATATTGTGTCTTTGTATGGTGTGGTTTTAACCTACCCCCCTCTCTCTGATGAAGAGAGTATAACATATTTGGTAGACAATGTAAAGAAACCTTTCAATTATATAAGTATTTGCTTTTCAATCCCGTGATTATAATTTTCTACTTCCATGCAAAAGGAACCTGTAGGCGCTAGCCTACGGGTTCCTGCATGGAATAAAAATTTAATCTACTCGTAGCAATTCTAAGCTCCCTTGGGAGCGTGAATTGCGGAGAGTAGAATCAGTGAGCGAAGCGAACGTCTTTGTGAGCGTTAGCGAACAACAGGGGGATGGGGTGTTCCCCATCACTATATATATTAATAGGAAGAAAGTGGTGTTGATTGTTAATGAAGAATTGGTGGGGGATCCACTGCGTGGCCCCCACACCCCCAATGGGAAGAGAATAAATGAGGGTGGTGGTATTGTGTGAAAATTGAAAATAAGGGGAAATATGGCGGGTTAAATGCTTTTTTGGCTTTGGTAGAATAGTGAGAAAATGTTGAAATAATTAAAAGATATGGTTGGCAAAGTGGGGGTAATGGTGGAGATTAATGCGATTATTGGTTCGAAAGTGGGGGAGAGGGTGGGTTTAGGGGTGGAGGAATGGTGAAAAGGTGGGGGATATGGGGGATTTGAAGGGTGAAAATTGAGGTTAGTGTGGAAATGGACTGGCTGACCCCTTAGGGGTCACGGCGATACCAGGGGGAGTTTAAACTGCCCCTCCAATAAATCAGAATTTGCCCGAACGGGAGGTAGAATATCAGTGTCGAAAGACAAGAGGACCTCACCGGCGGAGGGATGGCTCTTTGGGGCTAGTCAATCGATGGCTAGTAGGCTTTGGCCGAAAGTCACAAGTTAATCGAGTACGGCGATACGCAAGAAGGGCTTGCGTGGAACGGGAGAAAAATTGACAAGT